TATCCTACCTCATCATCATCTGATCCGAATGCTTGAAATACATCTTTGATTCCTATTGATTGTAAAAATGGGAATTTAGGATCTCTGTAGAACGAATATCGAAACTGTTGCTCTAAAGACACCCTTAATTCTGCTTTTGATTGATCGTTAATCATTTCTTCTTAGCTTTTTTAATTAAACCTTTTGCTTTCTTCTTTGCTTTATGAACCTTCTTTTCTGCTTTTTGTTGAATTTCTTTTGTTTCTTTTTCTACACGATGTCGAGCAGCTGAGGCTTCTTCTTTTGCTGATTCCTTAACACTACCAAAGAGTTCTTTAACATGATGTTTTATTTTATGAATTATAGACATAATCTATACCTTTCGTTTCATTGTGTTTATTATATTTTTATCAGAATATCCGGATATATGGTTTTTATCTGCTTCAAGTAATATTTCTTTTACATCCTTAAATTCAAAGAAAACTCCATGACCCGCTGATTTTAATGGTTCCAACCCGCCATATTTGTAAGTGCCCCAGAGAGAAAACTCACCTGTCTTTCCTGGAACAATTGTAGTACTATAACCGTTATTATTCATTTCGACAGCCAGAGCCTCTGCCTGTGATTTATATCCTCAAGATGAACAATATTTAATTGTAAAACTCATTCTTTGTCCTTTATTTTTGTATCAGGATAAGGCCAAGAATGCTTTAAAGTTTCAAGCTTAGCCAAATATTCTTCCTGTCTCCTATGGTCCTTTAACGAATAGCATCGCAAACTTAGTTCATCCAGATCATCGTTTGTTAAGTAAGGTAGAAAAGAATTAACCGCGCCTAGTATATTTTTATGAGAATACAACATCTCTTTTCCATCAACATACACTCTAATTGTTGCCTTATTGTCTTCCTTCAGTCCCACAAGTCTTTATCCCAATCCTTACGAAAGTGTTCGTGGTGCTCTTTTTTAGATTTTCCAATTCCAGCACGTTTACGTTTTTCTTCATCCGAAATTGGTACGTACCTTCTATTATTACCAAAACCTATAACATCATAATCTCTAGGATTGTAAAATTTTGACATATTATTCCTCTGGATTTTTTTGTGGTATGTTAGATTCATAGTTCCATTCATAGAAACTGACATCTCCGCCGATTGTGTGTCCGCCCGCATGCTCTCCGTTTTCTTTTCCACCATCGCGATAGTGTTCAGTTATATCTTCACTCAAAACCATAAACTTTCCTTCTTCTGATTTTCCCTTTACGCCTTCTAATGCATTGTGAACTTCCCTTGAATACACAATCTTATAAGATATTGGTACTCGTTCTTTATCAATAACCCACACATAAATCCAATTTGGTTCATCAATATAATGCTTGAGATATAAGCCTTGTTTTGGATTCTCAAACTTTGGATATCCCAAGATCGCTGTATATGTCTTATATGTTGATGTTACTAATACAAGGAGAAGTGGAATGAACCAAATTAAAAATTTAGGACTCTTTCTCCCCTCTATCAACAGCCATAAGCATATGACTGACAGCAGTACCAATCCGAAAATCAACAGTTCGACCATTATCGTCTTTCTTCATGTGCTGGATTATTGTCTGAACTAGTTTCATATGCGGCAGCACCAGAACCTTGATAATTTCCTGTGGCCATCAAAGGAGTTACAAAATCCTTTTTTTCAAATGTAAAAGGTGTAAGAACTGTTCCGTCCTTATCTAGTCTAAACCTTACAAAAGTTTCTTCCTGTCCTTTACCAAAGAATTTCTTTTCTCCGACCCACATAATTGTATAAGGATTAACTTTATGTAATTCTATTTTTACTGTTAGTTCTTTTGATTTCTTTTTACGTACGGTGGAGCCCATTTCAATTCTGTTGTCTATGTTTGAATAGTCCCTTTCAGAATAATAATGAGCATTGATAATATATTCTCCTGCAATGATTCCTCTAATAGTTATAACTTCCCTATTGATTCTTACAGTTGATACAGTACCATCTGCATTGACTACTGTATCATTAGCTGAACCCAAATCATCTTTATCCAGATGCATGAAGTTTGCGACAGTTCTTCTAAAACTACAGTTCGCACCTAAAGGATCTTCTATATAAAGATCAATGTCACCTTTTGCTTCTTTATCCCATTCCATTATAACAACGAATTCTGCATTTCTATCAAAATCTTTTTTCTTTGCCTCTGGTTTAATTAGAAGAAATGCTATTATGAAAAGAAACGCAAATCCAACAAGGATGTTGAAAAGCAGATCTGTAAAACCAATGGTGGACTTATATTTTTCATTATTCATTTAGCGCCACTTCAAGATTCACTAACTGAACTTTAATGATAAGTGAACATATCAATCCAACCAGCGTTGTCCAAAGTGCTGTACTCATTCCTAGTGCCATGTCTGATAATGCTTGTTGTAATGTTACTGCATTCGATACATCCACATTTGCGAATGCAGTTCCTAACATTACTAGAAAACCGGTAACTGTTCCTACCATTCCAAGTGCAAGACATGATTCTGATATGAACCATCCTACATCACTTTTTTGATCATAATCTTGTTGTATTCCAACCTTATAAGTTTTTGTGCCTATCCAAATCGAAGTGCAACCAAAAATAAACAGTATAAGATAACTCAGTTTAGTTATATCAGACTCATATAAACTCATATGAATATCGAAATACAGACTAACACTAATTCCTAGTATGATCAAACAAAATATTAACCACCATTTCAATACAGACTTCATCAGTTACCCTCTCCTAATTTAAAATACTTCATGTGCTTTTAAAATCGCACCTATAATTCCTATAACAAAAGGAATAGATGCAAAATAATATCCATAGGAAACTACGAATATAACAGTTTCTTCAATGTAATCAAATACAGCCATGAGTCTCGTATCTTACTTGCGTCCAAAGTTTTCCCTCTTCATCATATTTCATTCGTATCATGTTCCCATGAGAATCACAATAATGAGAATAGATTGAATTGTTGATCTCAAAAAATCCTGCTGATTGAAGCCCTACTAATTTTTCTCTAGGTAAATACTGCGAAGCAACTACCCATTTAGGCGGATAAGCTTCTTCAGTTGATGGGGCGCAAGAAGTAAGTAACAAAATGGTAACAATTGTTAATATTATTTGCATTAAATTAAGAATAACTAAATTTAAAATTGTTTTCATTCTTCTCTACATTCTAATAATTGTCTTTTATTATAATATATTTTGTCTTGGATGTCAAGTATTTTTTTGTTGAATATATCTCTATCCATATTTAGGATGTCTATTATTTGAGCTATTATTGCTTGATGTCTATCTTTCCCTGCTGGGTTTCGGGTGATTAATCATACTAATCACCCGATCCGGGTTGCATCATACAAAAAATCTCTCTGCTCTCCTACCCCACCACATACATTCGCGAGCCCACTTTTCTAAGTTACCATTATAGACTTTGTAAGGGTCTTTCATCTTATTGTATTGATCATTAACTATTGAATATTCAAAACCATATTCATCTTTTAAGTAGTCACCTACTTCTCCATAGAAACGGTCTTTTTCTTTAGCAATATGTATAGCGGTTGCTTCTTCATATTCCCAATATATATTAGAAGCTCCTGGAACTTTACGTCCCCATGGAATCTCTCTATCAAATACCTTCTTTAATAGTCTCATTGTTACTGTATACTCTCTATACAATAATGATCTGTCGTTGTTTGTAAACCATTCAAATAATCCATTATAAAACTCTCTCATTGATATGTTATGATTATTCTTTAATTCTAAAGCTAATATTCTAAGCCATCCTAAGAAATGTAGAGATATCATAAACCACTTCCATCCTGTTGCTTCTAAGTAATCATCAAACGACATATTATTAGAGCCGACTACTACATCATTAACATCTTCTAATAATTGGTCTGGTGGATGCTCATGATGGAAAAATGCGGGTGATGTTTGTTTTATTTGTACACCATATTTTTTAAGATATTCGGGATCTCCAAATGGAGTATTAGGAAGAGCAACCATTACATATATTCCAATATAATTATGATAATTTACATCGTCAATCAATCTATAGAGCCCCTCCTTAAAACTATCTAATGATTCCTCCGGTAGGCCGAGAATAGTTTCTATATAAGCGGGCATGCCCCTCCATTTTAAATTTGCTAATACCTCTCTTAGATTAGTATTTTCATTAGTTCTTTCGATCGCTTTTAATGTAAGTGAATTCATCGACTGTAGAGCGATCGTGACACTTTTATTAAGACCAACCTTCCATAAGTCTTCTGCTATATCAAATAAGTATGGTTTTTTATGTTTAGCCCACGTTATATTAAGTGCATTAGGATAACCAGCTGTTTTAAGTTTATCTATAAGTAAATCAGATATAATCTTATGTTCCTTATACATGCCGAAATTGTTATCGATAAGGTGAAGATACTCTATCTTTTTATCTGATATCCAATCAATCTCTTTTACTAACTTGCTATAATCTTGTTTAAATATTTTAGTCCAATGCCTATCACCCACTTCGCAGAATGTACATGTATATGGACAACCGCGTTCTAATTCTACTAAACTTTCCCATGCATATGTGTGATTTTTAATTGCTATAAGATCATCGAACATTCCATTAAGATATGGACTAGGCATTGAAGAGATATCTTTTATTCTACTATCTAACGGTGTTGTAAAGAAAGGAGTCGTAATTCCTTTAACAGGTTTTAAATCTTCCTTCCGATGTAATGCTTTCAATACATTCTTAAATACTATCTCGCCTTCATAATGTACTATAACATCAATAAAAGGCCTGTCTTCTAAAAATTTATCACACCGACCATATTTGGGTATACCTAGTCCGCCATATATGATTACACATTTAGGATTTATTCGTCTTACTTTAGCACACAGCTTATCACTTACATGAGTATTCCATACAAAATATGAAACACCTATAATATCACATTCTGCTAATTGTTGGGCAGTCTTATCTATATCGAATTCACCATCAAGCACATAAATCCAATCATGAACATCGAAAGAATAATTATTTGTAATCTCTGTATCAGTCTCACAATAACTCCAGATACAGCCCGTAGAATAAGGCAACTTAATCTGATTAGAAAATATATGTGATAACTCGACGAAAGCAATACGTTTCTTATTAGAAGTCATATTGTTCTAATTTACCTTCTCTATGTAAGTCCAGAGTCACACAATGGAATCCGCCACCTAACGTCTTTGCGTGTCGTAGTTGTAATGGTATTGAATCTATACCCCACTTTTTTAACTCTTTCATTAGTGGCGTTTGATTTCTATCTACAATAACTACTCTTTCATTAATACTTAAAATATTTAATCCTATCGCACTGGATGATATCGCACTGTTTTCAGAGTGTTGGTCTATTATATCTGTAAAGAATATCTTATCCCACTTCTTAAATATTTCAGGATAGTTGTCTTTACTACATCTATGCCCGTTTAATAATACGAGGCCTGGTCTTAACGGTATTACTGTGCTATCAAAATGTGCTCCTGAATACTGATATGCTAGATGTATAGTATATTCGGGGAATGTGCGCTTTAACCAATCATATCCTTTTTCATTACCACTATTACTCACCTGATATAATAAATCTGTACCTAATCTAACGACATTAGGAGCATCGAACATAATTTCTATGTTTTGTAACGTGGGCTTAGATAAATCAGTAAAACTAAATGACTTATCTAAGTATTGTGGGGTGGGTGCTTGTATCCATTTTCCATAACTATCAATATTATTCAATATGTGTTTATATGCAAATGATTCATTTATTCTTTCACTCATTACACATGGTGTTTCAATGATAATATCATTTAACACTAAGAATATATCACGTGGACAATAATTCATCCAACCATATACTCTTTTTTCAGGTCTATATACACGGATATGTAAATCATTTAATGTCTTTGATAGCAGATCTAAATCTTCCTCGGTTTCTTTTATAACACGAGCTGGATATATCCACGGTTTACATATACTAACTATCTCTGAATCAGATAGATTAGCAAACATAAAGTTTTTCATAGAGGGATTTAGTGGAGGGATCCTTGCGCCTGTTACATCTCCAACGATTACTTCTTTAAGAGGATCCCAACCATTATTCGTAGATAAAATCATTATTACTAACTTTTGTTATATGATCTGTAAAATTATTGGATCCATTTAGAAAAGCATTTAAGTTATTATATAATATTTCATGATTATATTGGGATAAATGATTTCTCCTATCGTCAACATCTTTAGCTTCCTTCTCTCCTTCAGCTACATCTGATAAAGAATATGGATACAGTAAAAAATTATCATTATCCGTTAAAGCCAATCGTGACCTGAATAATAACGAAATCTCTTTTAACGTAAGTCCATATATAGACGCATGCGGATACGAAATAAAACAGGAAATTGTTTTAATGTTAAATAAGAATGAATTCATCCATAGCATTGATAAATTTTTATAGTTGCTCCACAATAACTCATCTCTCATTGTTTTAAACATATAATCTATTTCTAATCTATGTTTATGATAATATTCTTTTTCCTTAACGAGTTTTGAGTTATCAGCAAACCAACTTTGATCTGCTACAAAATCCCAATTTATATGAGATATGTGTTGAGGATCTGCATTAGGAAATGCTATTCTATCTTCCCCACTTAATAAGAATATAATTATACACTCATCTTTGTAGGGTTCATTCCTTATAAAATCATAATAGTTCTTAATAGAATAGTGAGGGCCGGTTCCAGCTAAGCAATGATTCGTGACTTCATAGCCTTTAAACATCTCATACCAAGCTGTAGCCTTTTTCTTATTATAGTCAGGATCACCAAAACTATCACCAAAGATTATTATCTTATTCATATTAATGTATAATAATTACCTATTCTATAAAATTCTTTTTGTTCAATTAATTTGCCTCTTTTTTTAATTAGCTTATCTGTTAAAATGCTAACGTCATACTTACTATGGGGCAATGCTTTAAAATCTAAAGTCACTCTACTATTTTTTGATCTATTATATACATACCCTCCATGATGATGAATATTGTTAAAATATAACATCTCTCCATATTTGTTTGTATACATTTCATCCTCTACAAACAATCCGTTATCTTCATCCATATCTGTAAGAGGCAATACAAAGGTTGTTTCAAATATAGGGTGATAAAAGGGTGACTCTTGATCTAAATGCCGATTAACTTTTCTTCCATCGATTTCTATAGGATTTTCTACATAGAGCCATTCATATCCAGATGGAAATATCTTAATAGAGGGAAGCTCTTGGACTACAATCTTTTCCTCATCAAAAATAGGTTTTAATACTTTTTGTTGAAACTCTTTCCACCTCAATTTAAATTCCCAGCCATTATGAACTACTTCTTTAAATAGTTTTTCAATTAGACCATAAAATGTATTATCATCAGGGTCTTGAATACCACCTTTTGTATTATATGGCGAGGGTTTTAAATCATGATTTGCATGGATATCTTCTAAAGGTCCTAAACATCCTTCAAACATAAGCTTAAACTGATAATATGCTGCGTTATATTCTATTACATTAATCATTTTTTATCCTACAGATGTGATTACAACAGCCTGGTAAAGTTTTTTCATCTTTCCAATATTCGGGTTTTATATGTTGACGCCAAATTTCTAAAATATCTTTTAATTTATTATGCTTTAAATTATTCCAATCTTTGTCCATGCTATCTAATTTTTTATCGAAGTATGTATCATTTAGTTGATGCTCAGCGTGGAGAGAACAGCAGGGATAAACGGAGAAATCAGATGCAACTTCAACCTCTTTCCATTCTTTATTTTCATGCCATCCTATACAATAAACTAAATCTTCATGATCTTCAGACAAATTCCGAGCTGTTTTGTTTATTTCTTTTGGCAAATTTTTATACAGCGGGGTGGACATGTTTTATCATCTTTCCAATTTTCTTCATTTAAAACTTTACTAAACTCATTGCGTATATTTTCTATAGTATTAGTTCTTAAGTTATTATCAATATGAGAGATACATTCATCTACTTTACCAAATTCTAAATGCTGCAAATATATATGACAACATGGCCATATATTCATATCCATATCTATTTCATATTGATCCCATATTTTAAACTTAGTATTATAAAATCCACATTCTATTTGCATATGTAATACTTTATATCATTAGTTTTTAAGAGATCCTCACATTGCTCATAATAAGCATCATCTAATTTGTTATATTGCCTTCCGTTGAATCTACATAGTAAATCTACTTTTAAATCTTTACCTAATTTAATAACATCGGGCACCTCATGATAATTATGACTAAAAATAGTATAATCCCATCTTGTATGTCTGTGTTTAGTCGCCTCTTCCATATTACGAAAAGCTAAATTAGTATTTACATTTACTCTATACATTTGATTAGTCTCATTCGTTAGACCATCTATTCCAAATACTAAATTAGTGGTTTCATGCTTAACTAAGAAATTCTTTATCCATTCTGGATTGCGCAGGCCGCCGTTAGTAAATATTTCAACTGAGTCGAACACATTCTCAGCTAAAAAAGTTAATTTGTCTAATTCCGGATTCATTAAAGGATCCCCTAATTCTCCACAAAATCTAGCCTGTATGTTACTATATGGATGATTTCTAAACCAACTTATATTCTTATATAATATATCTTCGAAATCATCTGCTTTTAAATGCTTATAAGGTTTAGGTACATATTCATTAAATTCAGTTCTAAAACAACTGGGGCAATCTGCATTACAATGTGATGAGATTTCAAAATTAAATAAGCAATCTTTAGTATCTAACATTAATTTGCCAATATCAATCTACTACTTTCAAACTTATTTTGTTCATACATCTCTATAACGTTTGGTATGAATCTCTCTTCAATTCGGAATTTAGGTCGGCTATTAATTTTCATATCAATCATAATTTTATACTTTTTTGCAATATCTAATACCTCTGGAATTTCAAACCAATTATGTTGAAAAATTACATACTGCCAAGATGACATTCTAGCACCATATTTACTTTGTTTATAAGCAATCATGTTCTCATATGCTTTTGGCGTATTGACGCGTCTCCTATACTTTTGATTACTCTCATTATCTAGACCATCAATAGAGAATTGGAGCTCCAGGTTATTATATTTATTTCCTAAATTACTAAAAAATTTAGATGTTCTAAGGCCTCCATTAGTAACTATTTTGAGTCTTTTAAATACGCCGGTGCTATAATCTATAAATTTTAATATATTTGGGTGAACGAGAGCATCTCCTAATTCTCCCTCAAATGTAACGCTTTTATCTTTAAACAGTTCGATATCTCTTTCTATAATGGATTTGTAGGTATCAAAATCCATATGTAGTTGTTTTAGTCCTGGATGTAATGGTTGATCAGGATTATATTCTATAAAATTATGATCTTCATATCTTTTACAGGAAGGGCAAGCTGCATTACAATAGCTTGATATAGTGAAATCAAAATCTAGCAATGTTTTTTATAATATCAAATTTAGGTTTAGGAAGATATTCTCTTTTCTCTGAAAATGAACTTAAAAACAAATAGTGATATAATTCGTATGGTTTAAATTCTAACTTTTGTTCTATATCTACAACGGCACTTATATATTTATTTCTATTATAGATAAGTTTCTCTTCTATGTCTCTAAGCTTATTAGTGAATACTTCTATATCACTTTCTAAATATCTTTCGATTTGTTTATGAAATTCTCTCATTCTTTCTTTGGGGTTATTTAATAAATCAAAACTATAATCAAATATTTCATTATAAAGTTTGAACCCTAATTCTTCTAATTTGTGATTGCTTCCTTTATTACCTAATAAAATAAAAGGACGTTGAAATAATATTTCTTTCCAGGTTTTTTCTGTATAGTATGTAGGCCCTTCGACATATGTTTCAACTACTACATCACAATTTGATTGAAAACATTCTTTAGGGAGAAAAGCATTAAATACATCTTTATCAAAAAGTTTATTGTTAATAGTGGTTAGCTCTTTAGGTCCTATGTAACCTTTAGTTTCTTCTATCCACTCTTCTGATATATCTATTTCTGTAAGTGTTCTTGTATTAGATAATATATCAAATTCATCAAATAAACATGAATACACACGATCTATCCAACTATTCTCATCATCTTTTGTAAAATGAAATTGAGGCGTTAGGGAATATTCATAATTTGAATGCTTATAATAATTACTAAGCGTTGCTATTCTATAAGGAGCAGGGCTACTTGTTAATTGTATAAAGTTTTTGTTTTTTTGAAAATTATTTAACTCATCAATGATTTCTTGCTTTACGAAATGCATGCTATCTATCCTGACAGTAAAAGGAAAATATAAGGTATTGTATATTTCAGGCTTTTTATTATCTATACACCACTTCTTATATCGTTCTTTAATATTTAAATCAGAACAAAGATACCATACATTATTATCTTCTAATATATCATGAACTTTAGAAAATACACCATCGAATCTAGATCCTTCTGGTAAATCAAACAATAAGATATCATCATCTAAATCCTTTAATAATTCATCTATTTCTGATTCATCAAAAAAGAAATTATCTAAGTTTAACGTTATCATTTAACACTTTTTTAAATAGGTTATCTAATTCTAAAGATTCAACAAATATATCATCACTTGCATGACATAAGCCTATTACACCAAACCAGTCTTCATATTCCTTATACCTTCTTACAAGTAAATCTTTATTATACTCAATTTTATCAGACAATACAGATAACTTTTCTGAAAATTCTTCAACCTCTTCATTAATGTAACGATCTATTTGATCACAAAATCCTTCAAATCTCCCTTGAAAAGTATTGGCTTTATCAAATCTATAATCAAATATTTCATCATACAGTTTAAATCCTAATTCTTCCATAATATGATTTTGATTCTTTGCTCCCAGAGCAATGAAAGGCCTTTTAAATAATATTTCTTTGAATATTTTCTCAGTAAATAATACAGAATCATACATGACGTAAGATTCAGTAACAACATCACAACAACAATTATATGCTTCTTTAGGTAGATAATCATCAAAGTATGACTTATCTAACATCCCTGGTTTCCAATTTTCAGAGAACTCGGTCAACTCTCTTACAGGAACATCTGTCAATATAAAATGATAGGGTGAAATATTTTGAATATAATCATGATTCCATTGCAAAGGATGTTTTATAGTTACCTGTTTAAACTGTTTTCCATGAAAGAACGGATTTAATGAGTATTCAAATTTAGGATGTTTGTAGTATTTTTCTAAAAGCGCTATTCTAAACGCTTTAGGAGCACTTGTTAAATTTATGAAGTTATGTGTATATTCAGCTTTTATTTCATATTGTAAAGCATTACATATATTAGGACGAAAACAGTATGGATGAACTAATGGTATAAATTTGTAATTTGTCTTTGATATTCTTTCTTTGATATTTAAATCAGCACAAAGATAATATATTTTGCCAGAGTGTTCGGATAATGCATCATTTAAATCATGTACAGTTGTGGCTTCCAAAGGATTTAAAGGCCATAATCTTTCAACCTCAGATCTATCTATTATGCAAATATCACTATTTTTAGGAAGAGATTTAAATTGCTTTTTTAAGTCTTCTGTAATAACTCCAGGAAACCCCTGAACTTCTTCTATCTTAGGTATATCACAAAATATCATTGTATATGCTTCTACTCCAATCTAATCCACTTATATCCTGATACATATTACTATCACCACAATCCTGATTATCCATAGGCAACTCTCTAAATTTAAGTAACCCCTCCATTGCTGTCTCTGGCGGCATATACATGTTATAAGCATCAACTATAGATACATTATCATCTTTAGACATAACATCTTTATTCCTACCCATATAGATTCGAGGCCTTAACCAATCAACAAAATCCTTATCATCAGTTAATACCATACCGCCTTTTACTGTTGATAGTATTTTCCTATGGTGAAAGCTTATGCAATAATAGGTATTAGGTATATACATATCCTGAGTAAATCTACATGCTGAATCTACTATATTCAACGGCTTTATTGGATAACATCCCTTCCATTTTATATCTTCAAAGTGAAGCCAATATCCTAAATGCCATAAAGCCTGTGGGACACTTACATATATCTGTTTAGGTAAATCTATCCTTACCTTTTTCCACATTTGCCTTTTTCTAAGATATCTAGCACACATGAATATAGCATTGGTACAACTATCCATTGCAACAGCATATTTAGAACCAGCATAATCTGCTATCTTATCTTCAAACTCTGTTACGTGTCTCCACATCAAATATCTCGCAATAATGTTTATAATTAAATTCTATTTTATCTTTAACTGTTTTAATCTTCTTTGCAAATATATCGGGCTCCATTTGCATATAAGGTTCTATTGAATCACATAATCTACTTAGGCGTCTCCAATTTGGATCAAACACTCCGCCGTCGAAACTATAATCAAATAATTCATCATATAACTCAAAACCAAGATCTTTTAACTTAGCATGAATTCCTTGACCACCCCAAACTAAGAATGGTTTCTGAAACACTATAGGCTTCCATGTTTTTTCTGTAATAAAAAGAGTCTCAATAGTTGATTCTAATACTATATCACAATTAGTCTGATAATATTCAAGGGGTACTAATTCTTGAAATCCCCGATGATCAAATTCTATCTCTGTAAGTTTTACTATGTCAAGATTAGAAAACCCGTTTTTACCTTTATATTCGATTAATGGGGTGTCCGGATGCCATTTATAATATGTTTTATTAACTTTAGAATAAGGATAATTAGAATATATAAAGTATTTATTGGTGTATAATCTATCTAATAAATTATACCTGTGTTCTCTGGGAGCGGAGCATAGGCTAATAAAATTATATTTTACAGGCCCGTGAAGTACTGGACGATTATAATATATGTCTCTACTGCGTTGACTAATTTCTGTTAGGAAAGAATAAGGATCATATAATATTTTAAGTTTATCATTCTTCAGATTACCATCAGCAGAGTGATACGTTACTTCATTAGGTAAGTCTTCTAAAAACTTAATAATATCTTCTCTAAACACCTCCCATACATCATAGACCTCTATGGGGCCTTCAACATTTAATAAGGGTGTTAGATCTGGATTGTTAACTGTCGGTGGGTTAATATAAAATTTCATTCATAATATGATTACGAATTTGTTGACATTTGTTTCTCTGGATTGTACCAGTAAAGTGATTGATGAGGATTAACTACTACGGCTTCACTTTTATAATAAAACTGTCTCATTGTAAATCGTTGTCCGCTAATTACAGGATTAACTCCGTGTGCGTTTGTTTCACTGTGTTTAAACATTACAGCGGAATTATGTTCTGGCATATGCTCAAAAACAACATTTTCTTTTTTTTCATCATATTGACAGTGCTTTCCACCTTCACACTCACCAAGATATACACATAAATTAACAGCGCGATGCAGTTTAATTCTATCATTCCAATTAAAATCTATATGAGGATCAAGTTGATCTTGTGATTCCATTAAAGAAACACCTTCTCCAACACTGTAGGGGTCAACAACTAAACCATCTATACCTGACTCTTTTTCAATCCATTCTATACATTCTTTAGAATGAAAATGTTGTCGTATCCTATTAATAAATTTGCCCTCACCGTAATATTCTTTCATATGACTATTATTACGATTAAAGTCTTTCCATTCTTTAATAGTTTTTAATTCACTTAACAGCAGAAGGTCTAAATTTTCTTTTAAATAATTTTTATAATAATTCATGAGGGTACAATCTCATTTGTTTGCATTAAGTGCGTCAAAATACATGAACCAACGAATTCAGCATGATCTCGATCTATAATGATGAAATCACCATCTTCATCAATGATTAGAAAATTACCAGATGCTTTAAAGGTACGCACTTCAAATTGATTTGTAACACCTATAGATTCAGTATTTTCTCTTAGTTCTTCATATTTATTCATGTGCATGATTCATACTATAAGAATAAATTCTATTTTTCTGCTTCGTCTTTTTTGTCTTCAACGGCTTTTCTATGGCGTTCAATGTTTTCATCTTTTAAGGGAAAAGGAATTATTTTCGCGGGGCCTCTTAGTTCTTGAATTTTTCTACTTATCCAATCTTTCATTAGTTAACAGCAGCATACTTTAATAAGCTTTCCCATCGTGGCATGCCTGATTTCATAATATTAATAGCTGCCGGTAAAGTTCTCATTGTTGGTTTTGAGATTTTGCCCTCTTTGGCGAGATCTAATAATCTATTTAATACGCCACTCGCTTCTGGTTCTGTTACACCTGTATCTTTAGCAATGACTGGGACAACTTGTTTCATTCTTGTTAACATCTCATTATCAGTTAAAGTTACATCAATTAATAATGAACGAGAAATAACTGGTTAGGGATTTTATCTGCTTTTAAATTAGAAATAAAAATAACTCTACCTTTAAATCTAAATGTAGAAGGAAGCTTTGGCAGTTTACCTTCTTCATCGCCCCCCGCCATTAAAACTTCTTCAATCCCCATCTCGATATTAGCAATTACACTTGCATCTAAGGATTGATCAATAGGAACCGTATTTCTTGAAGCCCAAGATAATTCTCTAGGCTCATCACTATCTAATGCGGCCTTTAAAAGATTTTGTGATGTTATATCTCTAAATACATCATCACAATCATCAAATACTAGTAACTTTCCATTCCTATTTAAAAAGAATGACATATACAAACCAAAAGTTGATGAAGCCCCTTTTTGAATATTATATGCTGCACCTTTTCTTAAACCAGATTTTTTAATACGTTCTAGTACAGTGAACGATTTGCCAGTTCCGCCGGCGCCAGTAACTACTAAGGACGGTCTGTCGCCATTTATTACAAGATCTGCCAAATCCGCTAAGTCTTTAAATAATACATCTACAGGTACTTTATCAACTGCCCTTTCAATTTTATCTATTACTGGTTCAATACTAGATTCTGATTCACCTTTATCAGTATCTAGTAACATAGTAACATTAACAGATCCACGTTTACCTCTAGGCAATTTAGATAATTGATACTGATTTACCTTTCTACCTAACCTACTAGCAATAGATTTTAAATCTTTAACAGATATTTCCGCTGTGCCTAATTCATGATATGCAGCACGTGCTACTGTTGATAGATCTAATGAAGCTGCATTTTCATCTATATTTAATTTAACTTCTCTTTGTGTGGGAGATTTTAAAAAGCTCTCTAAGGCATTAACTAATTGAATAGAATTTAACCATTCAAGGCCCATTATAACTCTATCAGGCCAATTGTAGTCCTGCTCGCCTATTTTCCACTTCAACCAATAATCACAGGAAGTTATAGCCATCTGCCTTGAATTTTTCTTTTCCCAATTTAACCTAAATGCTTCGCCTGTAGTGGAAGTAAAATATAAAATGCCGATTCCTTCACCGGTTTGAGCCTTTTTAAACTGTTGCACATAATTATCACCACCATATTGATACATCTTTTTACCAACTCTTCGTTCAAGTACAGCTTTTATTCTATCACACACAGGTTGTAAAGATGTGCCTTTAAACGTAGCTTCATGTACAGATGTCTTAAAACTTACCAATCCCATTCTATTACTCCCATAAATTTATATTATGTATACTCTATTTATTCAAGCGAATCTTTCTATGGTTTTGGTTGCATCGGAAATAATTTAGCCGCATCTACTGGAAAAACTTTTAATGTTACCTCCACCTTGCGAAAAACGCGTTTTCGTATAATCGTTAATGTAACCTTATCTCCGACATTATATTTTTCTAATGCATTAGAAAATCCTAAACCATCATTAATCATCACATCATTGACACCAATAATAGTATCATAAGCTTTCAATTCTGCTGGAACAGTGCCTGGCCTTACCCATAAACCAAGAGTATTGGGCACATGGTCAGGTTTAATATTAGGATGTTCTTTTATTATTTTATCTCTAGTTTTAGAATTAATTAATCCCATAATCATTATGCCAACCGCAGGTCTATCAACTCTGCCGGTAGCTAACATAGATTCTAAAGCCTTTTTTACAACATCTCCTCTGACTGCTATACCAACTCCAGCACTTTCTCTAATCTTAGATATAATCATAGAATTAATTCCTACGATTTCCCCCTTCATATTCAGAAGAGGTCCGCCAGAATTTCCTTTGTTGATTGCAGCATCAGTTTGTAATGCTTTAACATAAGGATGTCTTGAATATCTTTCATTACTTGAAATAATTCCTTTAGTTAAAGTCCAAGCCATTCCCATCGGATGACCGAATGCAAAAACTTCGGTTCCTGGTGCTAAATTTTCTATGTCATCTGCAAATTTTATATAAGATTTTGGTTTCACATCTGATATAACCTGGAGTAATGCCAAATCCGCAAGCGGATCTAACCCAATTACATTTACATCATGAAATTCATAATCATCTACGGAATAATAAATTAATTTTATCCAATTTTGTTGATATACGCAGTGAAAATTTGTAAGTATATGTCCAGCATCATCTACGACAACTCCTGCACATAACCCATTTGATTTGAGATCCGTTTCTGGATCAACATTAGGGCTTGTAGAAAGCATAACTATAGCCTCTTTAGCCCTTTGAATAATTGTTTCGAATTTTAACGTGTCTTTAGCTTCTACTAAAGTCAGCTCTTTCGTTTGGATTTCTGATGAGTTATCTGCAGCAAATGTTGTGCTCCAGCCAAATATTAACAATAACAAAGTATAACACATCAAACCCAAAAATTTGAATTTTTTCATGTACTATCCTTGAAAAATTGTTCCCAGTTCCTCCGCGGATTCTATCGGTTTTTGGCTTTGTGGCTCTTCGGGTGAATCCTGAGGCACATCTGGAATTATTGTTTTATTATCTTTTGTTTCATTATCTGGTGTCACCATGGTTGCAAAAAAACTTGGTAATGTTTTATACTCTGCAACACATTCCATTGCTTTCAACATAAAAAAGTTTCCTGTCCAATTCATATCAGTAACTTTTTTAATATATTCCTTATATTCGATTTCTTTTCTAATTTTATCCATTACACAAAAACAATGTTCTACCATTTGTCTTTGTGCCATTGGACTCGGCACCTGACTAAGAAGAGATGGATTGCTTAATATTACCCATCTTATAGTTCCTTGGTAACACGCACCTATTGTATCATAAAGAATTTGTGATGGCCAGTTATCATTATCTAATATCTTCGGAAATCCTCCTGGAGTTCGAGGCGGATCATCTTTAGCTACAACAACCCCTCCGAAAGATAAAATCAACACAAACATTAAAATTAGATATTTTTTCATAGTTCCGCCCTATTTTATATTATTTATTTCATTAGGTCCGTGAAATACAATTGCTCCATGTGATTTATCTTGAATGAACACTTCTCTCTTTTTCCACATTCGTTCTCTTTTTTTATGATTATTTTCTTTTAAACTCATATAACTATTATGATATTCATTTAAAAACGTATCTACCTGCATATTAATACCCTTTGAATTTGGATCATTAATATTTCTTCTTTGTTTTTGGTGCTTATACACCCATTTAATTATATTTCTAGCGTACTCAGGAGATATCATATAAGCAGTAGCCATCGGTCTGCCCATAAAAGCTATTCCCTCATCTCTCTTATAATCACTTCCTTTTTGTATAAATTGAGCTAACTTTTGTTTTATGTCATATGGTTCTGTTATTTCAGGATTTAACCGGGCATCGTGCTCGAAACAAAAAATACTTCTGTTTAATTTTACACACCTTTTCCATAATTCAAAATGAGTGCAAAAACAAGCCTTTTCCGTTCCATGTAAGGGATGTTTTAATTTTCTTTTATTTGTAGCTACTTTAAACTCTGCGAAACGCAGTTCAGGGGAAAGAGCATCAGGAGTATAAGCAGGAAAAAGAGTTAATTCAACATCAAACACATCTTTAAAGTGTTTTAGTCCTTCACTGGCATATTTCTCAGAAATTTTATTATCTTCAATTATATGGAGAAAAAACATAGAACATTATGACACTTGTTCAGTATAACAATTAGGACACTTTGACATTGTTTTATTTTCAGTAGATCTGGGAGGTAAATACATAGTAAAAGGTAATCTACATGTATTACATACGAAATGTCTTACTTCAGTATTCCCAACACTAAATTCGTGATCTTGTTTAACAACGGCAGGATTAGCAATATTGGCAGTTCGATAAATTCCAATATCCTGTTGCCCATATCCTTTTTTTTCTGATCCTTTCATCTACGGCATCCATGATGGTTTGTTTTGAAAATTGTCCTGTTTAACATTAAAACTAGTAGAGCAGCCACAAGTTGATGTCGCTGTGGGATTTTCAAACCGTGGTCCCGGAGATGATAAATCTGTACTCCAATCTATGGTTAAACCATTAGTCAATAAATGACTTTTTTTATCAACTAGAATATTTATACCAAGTGATTCAAATTCTAAATCAAATTTACTAGGTTGTGTATCAAAAGTAAGTTTATATTCATATCCAGCACATCCGCCGCCTGTAACTTGAACTCTTAGCATAGCGTCATCTGTACCTTCATCTTCTAATAATCGATGAAAATTTTTGCTAGCGCGCTCTGTAAGATTAATCATGCGTTCATCTTAGCAGCAATTGCCATTTGTCGGCGTTTTTCTTTGGATTTACCTTTAAATTGAGGAGCATCTGAATCCTGAAAATCATCAATATACTTACCCATAGAAGACTTTTTAGAAAGCTTTTCATCTACTTTTTTTTTTCGTCTTTTTTCTTGGATATAGATTGAGTATCTTTATATGCAGGTCTTATGCCGGCTGCAAATGATGAAGATGAGAGCTTTTCATTCGTCTCGCCTTCTCCCTTTGCCATATTACGGTACATCTTTTTCATTATAGTAGGAGTAACCTTTTCAACTTCTAGTTCTTTCATACTATCTGGTCTCAGAATCTTTCTCAAATTCATTTTAACTTGTGATGCGCTTCCTGCTTCCACAAACGTAGGTGCAATATCTGGAATGCTAACTTTGAAAAACGCTTCTTTAAAAGCTGAAATGAGCTCAGTATCTTCAACATAACCAGAATACTTATCTTTCTTAGGATGTTGATTTGGATAGCCATGTTTCTTTATCATTTCCTTCTTCTTTTTTGTTCCGACATATCCCTCATCCTCAACTTCTTCTATATTAAGACTTGGCCATCCACCCTTTTTGAAAGATTTTTCCCACGCTAATTGAGCTTTCTTTTTATCTTTTCTCTTGACGGTTATTCTATTTCTCTTCATTGTCCATGGTATTCCTGCATCATCTAATGCCATTTTTGCTTGTAGATCCTGGCTTTCCTCAAGTGGTTTTCCATCTTTGTAATGGGCGGCATGTTTATGATCACCTCCCCCTTTACGAATCTTATCTAATTTTTTATCATCCTGATATTTACTTACAGAATATCTTTGGCCAGTTTTTGTATTTTTAATACTATACAAACCTTCATCAACCTTTTTTTCTTTTTTCTTGTCTAAAGCTTTCTTGGTCGCAGCATTAGCAACTCCGGCGGCAACTCCACCGGCTACTGCAGGAGCAAGAGATCCGGCAGCTTTTCCTACTACTGCTTTTGCGGCTTTTCTTGCTATAAAACCAGCCGCGGCACCTGCAATTGCGGGAAGTATCTCAACTATAGGTGAATTGTCTTCTTTAAGACTGATATGATCATCTGTTTTGTTATGTGGATTTACATATCTTTCTATAATATTATGTCGGACTTGTTTTTCTATAGAATCTTTAAATTTTTTCATGTCTCAATACCCTGTTTTTGTTTATAGTCCACAATTGCTGCTTTTATTGCGTCTTCTGCAAGTACAGAACAATGAATTTTTACGGGCGGAAGCGATAACTCTTCAACAATTTCTACATTATTTAAAGTCGCAGCCTCTTCGATGGATCTATTTTTAACCCACTCTGTAGCCAATGATGATGCTGCAATAGCCGAACCACAACCAAACGTTTTGAATTTAGCATCCACAATTTTATCATTATCATCTACCTTAATTTGTAATTTCATTACATCGCCACATTCAGGTGCGCCCACAAGGCCAGTTCCTACATGAATATCATTTTTATCCATGCTGCCAATATTTCTAGGTTTTTCAAAATGATCTATTACCTTATCTGAATATGCCATAAACCTCTATTCACCTTCTCTGATTAACCATTTCTCTCGTCCATCAAGACTTGTATAGAATTTTTGTCCTTCAACATCTTCCCATTTCATTCTTGTTGTACTAATACCTTTGATCTGTTGTTCCCAACCTGCGTCGTCTAAATCATCATATTTTGGATCATCCCACATTTTAATAATTGCCATTTCTAAACTAGCTTTTCCTATTTCAGCACCTTGAACCCAATCTTTCCATTTCTGTTTAGTCATTCTAGGATTCATTCTGGCTAACTGTAGAATTGGAACCCAGTTAATTTTAGACCACATTTTAGGTAGAACTTCGTGGGATCCTGGCTGTTTAGGTCCGCCGACTTCTGTTAAATGAGCCGTACCTACACTTCTATATCTTAATGTCATTGGAATCCTTTTTTAATATTTAAATTATTTATCAAGAATTGGCCTTAGGTTGATTTGAATTATAATTTAAAACACTAGCCACGAATCCATGATATACAGAAAGAGCTTCCGGACGAGGAGGAGCTATCACCATTACATGTTCTTTATCAATTTCATATCGGCCCAAATGTGCATTAACTGGAAAAGCCCCTGGTTGTAATCTCTCAACATTGCGTGCTAATTCAGAATCGTATTCAATTCCCCATCGAAATGAAACTGGCTCTATCATTTCATATATATCATCTTGTTCGTTAACCTTAGCAATCACTTCTTCGCCGGTTATTAATTTTAAAACTTTAATTTCTTCATCCATTTTCATTTTCATTTATTATAGAGTTCATTATCATTATATTAAATTATAATATATTTTAAAATAAAAATCAACGTCTTTTTTTAATTTTTCTGATTTCAGTTTGACCTGTTTGACGTTGAAAACCATTATGTTGATCATGCCTTTTCTTAATTTCAGATTCTCCAGTTGGTCCCTTAAAACCATCTTGTTTGCCATTTTGAAAAGCCTCAAGTAGTGCCCTCTCTGCGAATAAAGCAATAGTTTTTTCATGATCCATAGGGAGCATGGACATGATGTAATTCATAAGACTATCTCTATATCTTCTTCTACATCTAGGATTTTGTTCTAATTTTTCTGTATAGTTCAAATGGTTATCCCCACATTTGTTGTTCTAAGCGTTCTATTTGTTTGAGATCCTTACGGACATCTTTTATTCGCTGCCTCTCAGCCTCTTCACGTTTTAACCTTTTTTGCATTGATGGTTTTACATAATATCTTCGTTTTTTTACCTCATTAAGAATACCCTCACGAGAAACAATTTGTTTTAACTTTTGTAAAGCTTTAATTACTTTCCCTTGATTATCACGATTATCCTTATGCGAAATCTTTACTGTAATCATATTCTTCCATTTCTAACCACGGTTTATCATAAACTGATTTTGGCCACTCCTTATACCAAGGACCTCCCAAGGTAAAATGAGCGGCATTAATATCTTCACGATCAGGGCAATGTTCCTCCCCAACCAACCAATTCCATTCTAAAGGAATGGAGCCTATATTCTCCTCTGAGCCTGTCCATTCTAATTGATGTAAATAACTCATAGGAGAATGAAAAATCTCCTTAATAGTTAAAGGAAACTTTTCTTTATTAAATATCATTAAGCTGGACCAATTCTTTCTGGGATAATTGACGTTTCGCCAACCTTTACGTTTTTCTTTCCCTGCCATTTTCACAGTAGTTACAGATACATATTCAGGTTGCTTACAACAATATAACATTTTACTATCATCTAATGTTTTATATAAAGATAATGGATTTTTAAAAAATAAAAAATCATCATCTACAAAAGCAACCCACTTATGATCAGGTTTATAATCTATCAATGGAACTAAATATCTGGTCCTCGCGAAAGGATTGTTCGTTTTGGGCACCCAATAATGAGGTACATCATGTGTGGCTACTCCAAACTGTTCTAAAGATTGTCTACATTTTCTATTCGCAATCTCTCTTCCCGGTGTATAACCAACAAAAAAATCTATCATATTGTTTTCATAATTTGATAACAAACATTTTTCCAAAGACTTATATCTTTAGGGTCATTTGCTATTTCAGTATTATTGACATAATTATACAATTCATTCATATACCCTGAAAAACCTTGTTTCTTTGGTGGGTCAAAATTGAAGACATCTTTGAATATTTTTATTAATCGTTGTTTTCCTATATCTCGTACAAAAGCATCATTATAGAATATAGAATGATCTAAAAAGGGATTCCGTGACTCTATACAACTCATTCCTAATGCTAAATTTGCGCCAATTGCTGCACAGGGGAGAAAGGATCTTTGATCCAAATACTTATTTGCTTGTGCTACATTATTAAATTTTGGGACATGTTTTGCTACTTGCTGTTTGTATTTATGATTTAAACTATCTCCATCTTTTCTCATTGAATACTTAGAAAGTTTATTAGTATTGTATACATCATAACCTCCAAAGATTTCATCTGCTCCTTCTCCTGTTACCATAACTTTAACAGTCGGCGCCGCTTCTTTTCCCATTATATAATATCCTACGAAGCTCCATGTATATGGTACCATATAAGATTTATGCATATATTCGATTGCGGCTTCACACCATTCTTTTTCATTATTTCTAACTTCTATTAAACTTGTTGAAAATCCATAATTTCTAATTTCTTGTGAAGCCAAACACTTATCTTCATTAACTGTAGTAATATGACAATCCATGCTATCTCTATAAAGTGATGATATTATAGAACTATCAACGCCGCCAGACACAATACCACAATTTATCCTATGGCTCGAATACGCAGATTGCATATTCTTTAATAAATTGTATACATTGCCATTGTTTATTCTTTTAGGTCTAATAACGCGCGATTTAAGAGCTTTACCGCGCATGTTATAAGTTATTATCAAACCTTTAGGAAATAATTTAATTTTCTTATAATGTGTATTGTCTAATGTATAATGTCTTAGCTGATGCCAATTTTTAAGAAAATTTTTATCTAATTTAGCGCCAACAGTAATTGCAATAGACCTTATAGTATTGCTATAGATAAGACAATTATGATTATAATAAAATAAAGGAACTTGGCCGATTGGATCTCTAATTAATGTTATTGTTTGTTTTTTCTTATCATATACTGAAATTGCATATTGGCCGTTTACATTATCAAAATCATAATCTTCTCTAGCAATCTTTTCTGCTAACCATTCTGTATCATTTGCATAACCTTTAGTCGGGGCATTATAAATTTCTCCGGAAAAAGTAAATCGAAAGCGGTCCGCATCAAATACCTGAGGACCTGGAAATTTTCCTGTTACCGAAAGAACACTTTGATGTATAAAAACATCACTATCACTGAAAGGAAATTGATATTCACCTCTTTCATTTACATCTTCTAAATCAACTTTATTCCAATTGATTAAAGACTTATCGCTTACACCAAAAAATCCGCACATTTAATATAAGAATGTTATTAATGACGATAATATTACAACAGTACACATAACAACAAGAGCTTTATAATACATTATAATAGGTGTTTTAAAATATCTCCATCCTATGAAGCAACATTTATGAACTGGGCTCAATATATAGCCAGCATAATCTAAAGCGAAAAACCAGGCTAGATACTGAACTCCAAAGATTGAAGTTGCTATAACTGTAAGAGCTGAAAATCTACTACTACTCCCTAAAAAGAAACTCCCAATAAAACTGATAACTGACATTTGAACGAGTGATAAACCTGATTCTGCTGCGAACTGTTGTATCTCGATTGTATATTCTTGAGCGAAATTCCCAAACACTATAATAACAGCTAACAAAATTATCAATTGCCAATCAACCAATTTTGTAGGATCAGGGATCCCATCTTGGCGATCTGGTTTTAACTCAGCCGGCTCAATATTAACATCTTCTTCTTTAAGAACACCGAATAAGTAAAATAAAACAACAGCTAAACACCCTACTAATAAAGGCCACATATACGTCATCATTGCCCAATACGATAAACCAAACGCGGCCATTGGTAAAATAATAGTTTTTTCTATAGGGCTCCACAAATAATAATGATGGGTAGACAGATAATCTATCATACCTAATTTTTCTCTGCTCTTACCTTCAGAAGAAATTGTATCTAAAACGCCGGCAGAAACTGAGACTCTACCCGGAATCGGTAACACTCCTGTTAATGCACTAACCAATGCAACAACTGCCCTTTTTGATTTAACCCTATTCACCACATATTGATAGATAGGAAAAAACCAATTATAATGTTTTGCATATCCAGCAATTACCATAATACCTGCTAGATAAAATAGATACCATTGATTCTTAATCAATAAACTTAACGCTTCATTCCATTCCATAATTATCTTATAGGTTTTAATTTAACTTCATCAAGTGAAGACAGGTTAAACCAACTAGTTATTGTATACTTATTTTGAGAGTAAGGTGGATTGCCTCTATGAGTATGTGTAAATGACGCGGGCCAAATTAAAGTCATTCCTTGCTTGGGAACAATTTTTATTCCTTGTTGTAAGAACTCTGTTTCTGCTTCCCCTTCAGGAAACGTATTTAAATATGTCATTGTAGCTAATGTTCGATAAGGAAATGATAATCCATGTTCACTGTGCCATATATGATATCCGCCGCCTGGTTTAACCTCTTGCACTTTCATTTCATGAATTTCTAATCTTTTTCCATCTAAAGCAGTACCATATTCTTCGTGATACAAATCTAAACATTCTAATGCTTTATCAAAATACTCTCTAGCGACTTTTTGTACACCTGGTTCATTTTCAAAAATTACATCACCATCAGAAAACCAAGTATGTTTGTTTTTATTTCTCCATAAAGGAATAATGGTATTTTCCTCATCAAATCCTGATCTTTCAGATTTTCCAAGTTCTAAATGAAATTTTATTATTTGTTGACAATATTCTTCTGAGAATACATCTTCAAAAGCCATAATAAAAGATTCATTGTAAACACTCGCTTCAATTTTATAATGCTTCTCCGACAACTTGAACACCTTCTTCATAACGCTTATTATATGATGCTATATGAGGTTGATCATATAACGTTTCAGTTGGTAATAGATGAGTCGCATTAAATGCTACAGATCTACGTTCACCCTCACCTACAAATGGATATACAGTGTGTAATAAAGTTGATGGCCAAATATAGTGATCTCCAGGTACAGGATGTACTCTAAATGTACCTGATTCTAATGTTAATGAATTAGCGCAATTATGAACCATTTCTAACCTGCCATCAGTCACTCCTGTTCCAACCCTAGACTTCAGACCTGTAGATTTTCGCGTATCATATCCTGGAACTTTTAAAAATAGTGTTGATGACACAGTACATCCAGGATGCATATGTAAAGGGTTATATTCACCTTCAAACATAGAATTAACCCAAAATGCACCCATGTGAATTTTTGTATCGGGAATCACTTTTGTGTCACCATATTGTGTTCTCTCTAAACAATAAACAACATAATCTCTAACTGTGTCTAAAGTATAATTCTGTAAGTTGTATTTTTCGAGTTGTTGATGATTAATTTTAAATTCTTGTTCTATTTCACCAACTAATGTATCATTGGCAGGGGCTTTATTAAGGATCGCTTCATCAGTACATTTAATCCATCTATCTAATAAATCCTCACTCATTCTAATTCGTTTAATGGTAGGACCAAACGGATTATCATACTCTTCCGCATATTCATTTTTTTTCAAAGATTTCATTTTTTAAAGGATGCTAAAGTCGGTCTCTTATCTTCCATTGTTCCAGATACTAGGGCAGTATTGGAATCAGGTTTTTTAAATTTACTGGCATCCTGTGTTTCATTAGGCAATGTGCCAGCATCGTGTTGAGGTTGTATTTGTTCTTCTATTTGAGCCTGTATTTCTGCTATGCCTTCATCAGTATCAGATTTATTATTATACCTAGAATTTCGTGTATGATTTATACCTTGTTCTACATCTACAAAAGTAATATTACAGACATAATCATTCGATGTCTCGGGATCAGCACTTGCTAAATCCATTTCATTATTAATTGTCCATGTAATTGCCATATCTTCTCCTATTATATTTATCTATTAACAACTGTAATATATAATCCATTCCACCACTGACTTAAATCTTCTATATCATTAAGAAATTTTTTCTCATATATCAACTTTAATCCTGCTTGTGATATACCTTCATCGGCTCCTTGTACAACACCATCAAAATTTGCATCATCAAAAATACAAATACATGTGTCAGCAAATGCCTTACTAAAATATACTACTGCATCTCGTGTAATATCTCTTTCATGATCGCCATCATAAAAGAAAAAATCAATATCATTTATATTATCTATATTTGCATTAAACATATCACAATCAAATACAGTAACAGAATTATCACCTTTTACTGCTTTAATATTCTTAACAAACTCGTCCTTAGAATTTTCAGGCAATTCTAAATCATCTCTATGAGGTTGCATTGAACTTTGCCAATTATCTATACATGTTACTTTTATATTATTATTTAACAATGCCGCCGTTGCAGTAGCTCCATGAAATGAACCAACCTCTAAATAATGATTTGATTCTTTTGATAATACATTTATAAGGTTAACCACGCGTTGTGATGTTAAACCCGGAATATCTATCTCCACATTATTCTTAACAGAATTCACAAGCTCCCTTGTTATTAACGTTATTTTAGGATCATATTTCATTCCTGCTTTTGCATGATAAACCTTATCACAATAATGACAATCCCAACATTCAAATCTGCATGTTTTTATTTTATCGCGCCAAATATTAATAGGCGCATCCTTTAGATTTGTATCTTCAATATATTCATTAAATGTATCAAATAATATTTCTTTATCTTCCGCATAATTTTTAATTATATGCATGGTTTCATTTAATCTAACTGGCGCTTCTCTACCATGCATTTTAACAACATCAACGTATTCTAACAGCTCATCCCAATCTTCTCTCCATGGTGGAAAACTTGCAGTCTTTAAAGGAGTAGATGGGTCTTCGTAATCCCATTTATCACACGAAACCCTAGATATTGGATCAGCAAAATATTGTGGATTAGGTGTTGCTCTGGAATTGTTAAATTCATAATGTTCATCCATCATAGGACAATTACCTAAGCATCCCTCATTTGCAAGTAAAGATAATTTAACTCCAGCATGTTCTTTGGCTCGTTTTATTGCCTTTAATCTATCATGATCTCGCATTAAGTCGCGATCTAAATTAACATAATGAAATCCTGCTTCTCCTAAAGCAACAACTTCTCGTGGCTCTGTTACGTTTCTTAATATAGTATTCTTAATTTCTAAATCAGGAAACTCTTGTTGGATTAATCCTGTTGCTACCCAATGCGTGTGAGGTATCGTTATGCTCTGAATTACTCCAGAACTATAAACCTGCTTGAAATTTTTAATGAACAAATCTAAATTTTGTTGTGTAGGTCTCACTAAGGTATTATTAAATGTAGCAGATAAAGGAACACCTGTTGATTTCGATAATCCTATAGCATTATCTAATGCTCCAAAATGATCTTTTTCAGTCAGAAAAACATCACCCATTGCATCTTGCATGAATGGTGGCATGCGACATGTAAAATATATGTCGTAAATGTATTCTTTATGTTCCCTTACAAATTCTAGGAAATCATTAAACTGAAATTCCGTCAGTTTTGGATTCAGGGGTATGCTGAATATTTTTTTGCTCATCATCTTTTATTTGTTCAAGTAATGCAGGCATTCTTAAATTATCAAGAACCGCGTCTGTACCATCATATTTTGTTGTTAATTGCTTATTGGCCTGATCTATTGTACCATTGAGTTTCCCAGCGAATTCTAATGCTCCTTTAAGACAATCTAATTGATCTCTTTCATCCATCAATAGGATAGAATCTAAATTACCAGAACCTATTCGGCCGTATGAAATAATATCCATTGCAGCTTGTTTAGCCATGCGTGCTAACCAATATTTTCGGTCTTCATTTGGATCATGTTTAATGAACCTTTTAACGTCTCCAGGATTAGGACAATAGTGCTTTACAATACCAATAAAATCAGTGATTTCTCTTTTACACTGTATTAATTTACGTTTTACATATATCATATCATACATTAAATCTTCATAATCTTGTTTGAGCATAGCCTTTTCTAACTTATCCTCAGTTCTTTTCATATCTTCAACAGTCATTTGTGCTTTAATTGCCCAACGTTTCAACTTACGATAAGACTCTTTAAAATTACCATATCGTACATCAATTTCCATAAAGCATTGTTGTACTTTTTTATAGGGAGTCAAACCTGTACCAGCAACAAAATTCATATTTGAATATGTTGACTGTCCGTTATCGAAATTTAATGCATAATTAACAATATCATGTGTATATTCATCATCAACTATTTCATTTTTAAATTGTTGATCTAGTTCTACATCTTCTATGCCGACAGACACAACTTTATCTAATTCTTTTTGAAGGCCGTCTATATCTCCAACATCAAAATGTTCAAAATCTTTAATTGCTTCAACACTCATTCAGTTCCTTTATAAAATTTGTGTAAATAATCATATTGATTAGGAAAAAACCGTAAAGCGTGTTTTGTCCTATCTACATACATTGTATTGACCCATTCACCATAATCTACGACATGCTTGTCTATATTATATGTATGTTGATCATATAAGCCGTATCCATATAGTAATGAAAACCATTGCCCTACATGAAACATTCCAAAATAACCTTTGTCACGGATCATTTCAGGTGGGTTTGGTACAAATTTATCTAGTACAATTTTCGTACTATCTGGATATGGTATTTGTTTAGTTGCTTTCCAATACGGAGTATCTTGTTTTGGAGACAGTGCGTAATGTAGAAATATAAAATTTTTAATCTCATTTAAAGCTATATCATATTCAACATTCAAATAGTCTCTATCAAGTTCACCGTTATTATCAATCAAACATTTTGTTAAGTTATGTATTGCAAACGTTGCAAATGAGATTCCTGTAGCTTCTAATGGTTCTACAAACCCTGCTGATAATCCTACTGCATATACATTCTTAACTGCTATTCTATCATGAGTTCCCGTTTTCATCTTTATATGATAAGCAGGAGCATCAAACTCATCTATTGCTTTCCGTAATTCTTCTTCTGCCTCATCCTTATCAATAAATTTATCTGAATAAACATATCCATTTCCTATACGAGAATAAGTAGGGATACTCCACCTCCAACCAGAATCCATAGCATATGCTTTTGTATAAGGATGCATTTCTATATGCTTATTGGTATATTCTGTATGAATAACGACTGCATTATTATTTAGCAACGTATCTTCTAATGAATTAAAGGGTTCATGTAATGCGCCTTCTAATAATATAGATTTAAATCCAGAACAATCAACAAATAAATCTGCGGTTATTTCTTGCTGAGATTGTGTTACTAAACTGTCTACACCTTGCTCATTAATTTTAACTTCTACAATAACATCATTAATATGATTTACTTTACCCTTACAATGGTCTTTTAAAACACCAGCTAATTTTTCAGCATTGAAATGAAATGCGTCGTGTGGTGGATCTAAAAAACCAGGTGTATAATCTAATGCTTGATGCCCTGCTTTAGGTGCTTTATTGTTTTTTGCTAGTGTATACGAAGGCATACATTCAAAATAGTGTTTAACTGAAGGTTTTGTGCCAAGCCAATAATTATGAAACATTACTCCTGGTCCTAAAACGCCCATTTCTTGAGTATCATTATCTACAAAGATACGATCATCAGCCCAATCAATAAATTCAACACCGTACTTATGAATGCAATCTGCTTTAAGCATCCAATCTTCAAATTTCAACCCACAATTAAATAAAAAAGGTGTAGTAAAAGGTTGAGTTCCTTCTCCAATACCTTGTTTGCTTAATGTTGAAATACGAGTAGATTCTATTAAAGTTATTTCTACATGTTCTGGTAAGTTATGAGATAAATGAGCGGCTGCTAACCAACCAGATGAACCACCGCCTACTATTGCTATTCTATCAATTGCCATTTAATAATAATTTAAAAAAACTATTGCTGTTAATCTAGGATGGTCACTTAACATTTCTCCAAAATACTCTGAATGTAGAAGGGGCTTATCAAAAATGAGTGCTTTATTAAATTCATTTTTTATCTTTTCTCTTATATCAAAAAATTCATTCCATTTATGTATCTCACCTGATGTAACAATATTTCTCATTACTTCAAAAAATTCATGAGATGATTGATCGAAACTTATAGGATTATTTGCACCTGTAAAATTCCTAAGTTTATATTTCCAAAATACAGTACCATTATCTGTATTATCATAAAACGGATTTAAATAAATTAAACATGTTTTTCCCTTTAATTCTGTATCTGTTTCATAACTAAACACATCAGGGTGCGGCCTACCATGCGGCAAATTACCATTCCAATCTTTTAAATGTTCTTTTGTAATCATTTGAAGATTAAATGTATACCTTCGTAACTTCTTTATACTTAATATTTTGTATAATGTTTTTAACGTCACATCTGCATATTCACTAATAAAAGATTGCATATGGCCTTCAAGCATAAATTCGCCATAATCATTTGGTAAACCTGCTGATATAGACCTAAGCCCAGGATATTGTTGTCCTGGTAAAACCGCATCAGGTTCTGAATCTTGAAATATAGAAAGGTCTCTGTTTATACAATTGTATAACGTATAAGGAGCCTCATAAAAATCATGTACTATCTGGATTCCCATAATTAAACCATGTCACTATTGAATATCGTATACCTCTTGTTATAGGTCGAATGCCGTGTGGAAACAAAAAATTGGATGGAAAAACCATTACAGATCCTGTCCTTAATTTAGTTATACTAGCACCTTGCCACATATCAATTTCTCCACCTAGATAATCTTCATTTAAAGCAATAATACAAGATAAAACCCTATGATCTTTTGTTCCTGCATCTATATGAGGTTTATAATAATCCCCTTTTTTATATCGCAATAAGTCATATCCTGTATCATCCTGAATAGAATGTAATGTAGGCTGTATTTGTTTCAATTCTTCTAATAATTTTTGTAAACTTTGAAATATATTCTTATCTATTTTATTTCTTTTATCATCCGCATTGTTCAGAATTTTAGCGCCCATACACTTTCTGTAGTCCGCTCCATGATCTACTGCTTCCACATAATCCACTTCTTTATATTCGTTGATTATAGTGTCACAAAAATCTTTCGTAAATATATCATCGAATATATGAAGAAAAGCAGCTAATCGTGTATAGCCATCATAATTCAGTTTTGTTAAATTTATCATCACTGTTTGGGTAATAATGATGTACTAAAGTTTCTCTTGTTTCAGCAAATTCTTTTGAACATCCATTGTTTATACATCCTATAGGAAACGACGTTATTTTATCGAATCTTTCTTCCGACCAAATCATACAATTTTTATAAACATCGTTGGGATCATCTTTAATTTTTCGCTTACAAAATATACAACCATAATTCTTATTATTATTTTTGATAACTTTAGGATGAAAGCGAAAAAATGAATTATCAAGTGGGTGAGGATTAATAACAAAATACGTTGTCATAAACTCTTTATAGGATAAATCCTTTTTAAAGACAACATCATCTTCACGTTGTAACTTATTCATTTTATATAATTTGTATATCTCTAGTGTATTTTCATAGGTTGCATAACCAGGTGATCTACAACATGGATTCTTAATGCATTTTTCACAGGGCTGCGTACAAAATGTATTGGGATCTGATTTTAATAATTCTTTAAGTTTATGAGGTATCACTAAAAATTTAGTTTATTTCCTAAGAAAGGATTAATCACGTCAGGAGCCCACTCAGCACCTTCTTCGCCTTCTGCTGAAGGTACACCAACCCCTTTAAACCAACCCATACGTAATCCGGATTTATTTTGATTAAATGTTCCATCTGCTTCATAACCATCATGGGCTCTACCTAATTCTATTGCCTGTTCAGTAGGCATCATAATACCAAAATAATCTTCATACAAAACATTCAACTCTTTAACAGTAGTACACGCTTCAAATTTCTTTAATATTTTTTGAGATGTAACTAACATAGTAGAAAGTCTATCTTGATACTCTTCTGCTTTTTCTAATATTTTATTCGCTAAAGTAGTCTTATCAAAACTTCTTTCTGTTGCAATATAATCTAAAAATGGAGTGACATGAGATGGATCTGAATCACCATATGTCAACCATTCTCTTGCTTCGTGTTTTTGTATTTCCCAAGTAGCTGCTTCTAATTCAGAAACCTTTCTAATATATTTTAACCGATTACTATACTCGTTTTCTATAATTTCTTTAGCGAATTTATACATAAAAGAAACTGTATTAGAAATTTCTTCAGCTGTCATTGATCTTTTAACTTTGTTACCAGACGGAGGGGGTGAATCGGAAGATCTTAATGGAAAAGTTGATTCATCATCCATTGCCCATGTATAATGAACTTCAGGTGAGCTTTCAAAAATGCTTATTTCATCTCTAATTTCACTAAAAAATTGTATTCCTTGAATTGCTTCAGTTGCTGATACTTCTTCAAAAGACCTACCTAAACTAGGTCGTATAGTTTCTAATAAAGCTGACGATATTTTTACACATACTAATCCCATTAACGTATATTCTGCTCTACAAAACATATTCCAATCACCTGAAAGGCCGTCTTCATAAAAAGGTCTTATAGCGTCTTCATCAATGATAATATATTTAAAAGCAAAATCTGCTTCAGCAGTACGAATAGTCATTAACTAACTCCAACATTAGTTATAGTTGCAGCGCCCGCAGCACAACAACCCGAAGATTGACCGTAATGTCCTTTTGGCATACATGTCGCTCCCATTGTTGTCTGAGCATCATTACTATGGACATACTTTACAGTATGATTGTTTTGTTGTCCATCATAATGTCCCATTTGATAGCCCCAATCTTGACCCATTTCAGGATTCTCTTCTCCACATGATCTTACTTTAGCAAATGTAGAAATAGTTGATCCATTAGAATCTGAAAATTTATGTTGGTGCGTTGTAACATTATTACCACTACCCAAATAATGATGTCCATATTTTGTACTTAAACATTTACAATGTCCGTCTCCAAAACTTCCACCCCATCCGGATGAATGCCATGAATGACTTGAAAATGTTACTGCATGTTTTACGTTAGATGAAAACATCGCCCAACCGCTATTTTCTCCATGGGCTCCTGTTGCGGGTTTTCCACTTGATGGACATGATGTTACTGTATACATTATTTCTGTTGGATAATGCATATTATTAACCTCTGTGGTGCCGCCGCCAGCATATACACCACGTTGTGATATAATTCCTGCCATGCCAGCAGAATCTCCTATGGATGAATTAAAGTTCCAGCCACCTACGTCACCAGCATATCCGCCAGTCCCATAATCAAGTCCTTGATTTTTTGGGTCATTACCAACATATCCATAACTAACACCTGAAGATGCAAAACCGCCAGTAGTTGTTATTTTTCTTGTTTGTCCATTTGCAAGGCTATAACTAGATAAATTAGTACCAGATGTAGTGTGTCCATTATTTTGTAAGTATCCGTTATGGTCGCTAAAGTTACCGTCTAAATATGATCCTTCTCGATCTAACTGTTCCCCACAATATAATGTTGTATCTGTTTGGTGCCATGTTTTATTTGTACATCTCCATGCATTACTTCCTTTATACCCTGCGGCCAAATAACCGTGAGTATATAAAGACCTATATCTCCATCCTGAAGCTACAGTCGCAGCTGGTCCACCTGGATAAGACCAATACGCATCACCTGATCCCGATGGAGATCCACTAGATCCTGTACCTGAATGTAAAGGAGAACCAAATGTATTCGCATCTTGATTTGGAACTACTGTATACGATCCAATTTTAAAAGCCATTAGCTAACTCCCACGTTTGTTATACTCGCCGCCCCAGGAGCTCCACACCCCGATGATGTACCGAAATGTCCTTTTGGCATACAGGCTGCTCCCATAGTCGTTCGCGAATCATTGCTGTATATATATTTAACTGTGTGATTATTCTGTTGGCCATCATAATGGCCCATTTGATATCCATGATCCTGACCCATTTCTGGATTTTCTTCTCCACATGACCTTACTTTTCCTGGGTTAGAAATTTTACTACCGTTAGAATCTGAAAATTTTTGTTCGCTACTTGTCACATTATTTCCGGTACCTACATAATGATGACCATATTTTGTACTTAATGCTTTTGGTTGGCAATCACCACAACCATCTCCCCATCCACTTGAATGCCAAGAATCATTAGATAATGTTAATCCATAACGAACATTATTTGCATATTCACACCAACCATTATTCTCACCGTGAGCACCCGTTGCTGGTTTTCCACTAGATGGGCAAGCAGTTGTAGTATACATTATTTCTGTTGGGTAATGTAATTTGCAAGTTTCTGTAGTTCCTCCACCTGACCAATAACCATCTTGATTTTTTATAGCGGCAACTCCTGATGAATCACCACATGATGTTTGAAAATTCCATCCACCTACATCGCCACTATATCCTGCACCGCCGTAATCAAGTCCTTGATTTTTTGGGTCATTACCAACATATCCATATGATACTCCTGTAGAAGAAAATCCTCCTGTGGTCGTTATTTTTCGTGTTTGACCGTTTGAGAGACTATAACTTGATAAATTAGTTCCTGTGGTTGCGTGACCGTTATTTTGTAAATAGCCATTATGATCACTAAAATTGCCATCCAAATATGAGCCTTCTCTATCCAGTTGCTCTCCGCAATATAACGTTGTATCAGTTTGGTGCCACGTTTTATTTGTAGTTCTCCATGCATTACTGCCCTTATATCCAGCAGCCATATATCCGTGTGTGTATATTGATCTATAACGCCAACCAGATGCTGCAGCAGTATAGGGTCCACCTGGATATGCCCAATAACCGTCTCTGGTAGCACCATCTCCTGCATGTAATTCAGACCCATATGTATTTGCCGACATATTCGGAATAACTAAATTATTTGCGTGGGAACCAATTTTATAAGCCATGATCGTGACTCTTTAATTCTGATTTTAATTTATCAATTTGTTTTTGTTGTTCTTTAATTGCTTCTATTAATAATGGAACCATTGATGCATAATCTACAGTTAAATAATCCTTACCTGACCGTGATTTTCCTTCCATATCTCTATCAAATGGTGCTAATGAAACAACTTCAGGTAAGACTTTTTGAACATCTTGTGCAATAAGACCTACTCGCTTTTTATCAGGATTCCATTCACTCCCAACTACTTCGCTAATATTATCCACCCAATCATATGTTATACCTTTAAGTTGTGTAATTTTTTTAATAGCACTTGTTATAGGTACTTTATTCTCTTTTAATCTTTCATCTGATGCACTAGATGTAACATCTCCTGTAGCAGATATACCACCAGAAACATACAATTTATCGCTTGGACTAGTAGATCCGATGCCTACGTTTCCAGAGGGGAGAAAGGTCATTTTAATTGTACCACTCGCACCATCACCTTGAAGAATGTCTAATCTATTAGCACTATAATTAGTATTCAGTGACCACGTGTCTCCACCACCCCTAAGTGAAATTTCTGCCGGTCCACTAGTGTTGTAAGCATATATCTGTGGTTCCGCCGGTCCAGCTCCAAAAGCGCCTTGAACACGAACACCTGTCGATTCAACTACCATTCGCTCTGTACCACCTGTATCGAACCTGATTTTATCTTCGTCTGCTGATTCTTCCATTTGAATCTTTGTATCATTGTCAGCATCTGAGATAGCATCAGTGGAAAGACCGGATTGCATATATGTTCTGACAGTATCAACATTGGTCATCGCCATTGTACCACCATCATTAATCAAAATACCATCACCTGAAGCGAGAGCAGTAGTACCTCTTGCAGTGCCGCCATCAATCAGATTTATTTCTGTAGTTGTTACGGTCGCTCCATCCAGTATATTAAGTTCTGCTGCAGTAGAAGTTGCTCCATCCAGTATATTAAGTTCTGTAGCATCTGAAGTTATTGCTGCCAACTTTGTAAAATCTGCTTGTATAAGTCCAGAAACACCATCTAAAAGATTGAGTTCAGTTGCATCTGAAGTTATTGCTGCCAACTTTGTAAAATCTGCTTGTACAAGTCCTGAAACCGCATTTAATAAATTAAGTTCTGCAGCTGTTGATGTAACACCATCTAATATATTTAACTCTGCAGCTGTTGATGTAACACCATCTAATATATTTAACTCTGCGGCTGTTGATGTAACACCATCTAATATATTTAACTCTGCTGTGGTAGATGTAACACCATCTAAAAGATTGAGTTCTGCTGTGGTAGATGTAACACCATCTAAAAGATTGAGTTCTGCTGCAGATGAAGTTATTGCCGCACCATTCAACTGAAAGGTTTTGCCAGAAGCAAGATTAATGTGTTCAGACGAAGTCCAAGCATCAGTTGAATTGACCCAGTTAAAAGTCTTGTCAGTTGCACCTTTGAGTGTAATACCTCCACCATCAGCGGTTATATCAGTTGGTGTTGCAACATTACCCAATTCAATATTTTTATCATCAACTGTAAGAGTAGTAGTGTCCACTGTGGTTGTGGTGCCACTAACAACTAAATTTCCTGCAACAGCAACTGTTCCATCTGCTATTATTTTAAATCTTGACACGCCGGCGGTTGAAAATTCTAAAACATCATCGGCACTTTGAAACAAACCAGTATCTGCATCACCAAAAGCTAAAACAGGTAAGGTGGCAGACTGCGAAGCAATAGGTCTTCGAAGTAGCAGTTGTCGTACTTGACCCTTACCTACCCTTTCACTAGTTGTCTGTAAATTTACAAATCTCATGTGCTATCTTCTATTAAACTTGCTACTCCTAATTCACTTACTTGATGTGTATTATTTATTGTATCCATAACATCCTCATAAGTTTTTATCATGGTCATATCTTCAAATGATTGAAGGTTATAATAAACTACTGTTTTTTCTTCTAACCATTCAATCTTGTTAGTTGAAATATTGTGTGTAGCTGTTTCTTCATAATGTGTATTATCTTCAAACACAAATCCAGTAATGGACATATCTGATTTTTTGTATTCCATATAAATTTCCATTAGAATGCCCTTATTGTGTAACGGTAATTGGAATTTCCGTTTTATGCTCCGGTTGATGATTATTATTGGATTGTGTTCCTAAGAACGATAAAGACTGTTCATAGTTCCCAATTCCTGCTCCAGTACCACCAATATATTTTGCATAAAAAGTAAAATGAGGTTCCCTGGCGGCATGAGCACATTTAAAGAAAAATGTGGCACCATTGTTGCCAGCATCGGTGCTAAGATAATAGCAATTTACAGTTAATGAAACACCATATGCCCCGCCACCTGGATCTATATTACAAAATCTATAGCAGAGTGAGTGGTTTGCACCCCCATGATCGGCAATGTGTGCGTGATTATTCGATTGCACAAGAGTAAACTTTTGAAGTATGGCAGATGAGGCATGACCTCCAGCTATATGACAATGAATATCCCAAACTCCGGGGGTTCCTGCACTAGAATATCCTCCGGGTGAAACAAGTTTATACCATGAATACATCGTGGTGTGAGAGGGACTAACAGTTGATCTACTGCTATGAACCCATTCTTGAACAGTAGACCCATTATCGCCTCTGAGTACTTTTTTATGTGTGATTTTCATTGTTTTCGTCAATCGGGTTTTGGAATATCGGCCTTTATTTTCTTTATGGCATCATCCCATCTAGTACCACCATCCAAACTATCATCGTATTGTAATTCAAATTGGTTTAGGTGGAAGTATGCTTCTTTTCTGTCCCTCTGATATTGAGTTGCTGCCCATACAATATCATCTGCTTTTGCCTGAGCAACCATTTCATCATAACGCTCTATTGCTTCCTCTCTTGAACCAAACATCTCTGTTAAAGCCTTTAATGACTCCTCTTCCATTTCATCAACAGGTGTTGCCATTAGATAATTTCCGTTGAATTATACATGTGCCACGAATTTGCACCGCCACTTGGACCGTTATGACCAACAGCACTATCAGAGGTAACATAAGCGGATTCAAAATTCTCCACTATAACATGAAACCTGCGGTAGGAGCTATGATCGAACTTAATTTGACACCTTTCATAAGTACTATTATAATTAGCAGGATATGGAGTTCCTATACCCGTATTGTATATGGTCCCAATAGAAGGGTTACCACTTCTTGTATGACCATGTATCAGAAAATGACCATAACTTGAGTTAGGTCCATACCAAGTCTCATGGATATGAATATGACAAGCCCCTACACCCCACCAGTGTCTGCCGTACATCAAAAAGGTACATGTACCACCACTCGCTCCGGTATATGTTGATGTCATAAATCTTTTATGGTAGCTGTTATGAGTAGTTAATGCTGCGGACTGACTGGCTGTTCTCCCACTAATCGATCCCGAATGGGTTCCAATAAAAGCCATTTATTCTCCTTCTAAACCTCTGTTAAATCTATTTTAAACTTCTTGCCCGTTTTCTTATTAATTACAAATATATTTTCATCACCCTCTTGGATAGTCCATTCTCCAGTTGTTCCGTCAATTTCGTTACCACCTTCCTTACCTTCATTTGAAAGATGCATATCTGCAGTATATATATTTGCCCATCTTAATGAAGCAGAACCTAAATTTTGTGTATTGTCGGCGCCCGGAGTAATATGACCAGTGGAACCATGAATTGTCATTCTTGTAACTAAGTTTGCTTCGCCAGCAGAACCATTAGGACAGTTTCTAAAGTTAATATTACTATAGACTCCGTTATTACCTTGATAAAAATTATCAACATACAGTTGGGCATCTCCAGTTGAATATCTGAATAATCCTGCTAAATTATCATTATCCTGATACCCTGCACGGAATCCCGGTTTTTGAGAATCGGCAGCAGATTGAGCATCAATTATGACATTAGTTGCTCTAGCTGAAATCAGGGTTGTTGCTGATACAGTTGCACCTGTTCCAACTGCTAATGCAGTACCGATTCCTACGTTGCCTGTAAACGTAGGACTAGCTAGGGGTGCATAAGTTGAGGCTGCTGTAGTTGAGGCTAACTTTGTGTTCATCTGTGTTTGAATAGCAGAAGTTACACCATCAGTATAATTAAGCTCTGCAGTTGTTGCAGTTACACCGTCCAGTATATTAATTTCGGATGCAGTAGAAGTTACACCGTCCAGTATATTAAGTTCTGCAGCAGATGCAGATATAGCTGCACCATTCAACTGAAAGGTTTTACCAGAAGCAAGATTAATATGTTCAGACGAAGTCCAAGCATCAGTTGAATTGATCCAGTTAAAAGTCTTATCGGTCGCACCCTTAAGAGTAATACCACCACCATCGGCAGTTGTATCTGATGGGGTTACAACACTACCCAATTCAATATTTTTATCATCTACTGTAAGAGTTGTACTACCGATCGTAGTTGTGGTACCACTAACAACTAAATTTCCGGAAATGGTTGTTATACCGGATGCGTCCCACTTCATTCTTGAAACGCCAGCAGTTGTTAATTCTAAAACATCATCGGAACTTTGAAAAAAACCAGTATCTGCATCACCAAAAGCTAAAACAGGTAAGGTGGCAGACTGACCATCAGCAGCTTTTCTAAGTATCATCCGTTTCTTGCTGCCTTTACCTACCCTTTCACTGGTTGCGGATAAATTTACAAATCTCATGTACTGTCTACTAATAGATATGAAAGAAAAACATTAACTGATGTGGCAGTATCTGACCATACCTTTAATATATCTGATTCTTCTAAAATGAGCTTGCTGCTATCTAGGATATCTAATGTGGAATTAACGGAAACGCCAACGTCATTTATAAAAATTATTGCATTTGTGGAAGCACTACTATCTGTTAGTTCTACAGATATTTTGATGTCGGCTGAAGCATGCTTATTAGTTACATGTATACCAATTAAAACACACCTTGAACTATTTCCACTTGGACATGTTAAAACTGTTGTGGGGCTGCCGGAACTATTACTTATATCCTCTACCCAAGCATTTTTAAATGTATTTGCCATTTAATCTCCATCATCCAAGTGCAATAGCTAAAGCAAGCGCATCTGACTCCGCTTTGTTTAAAACCTCAGTTCTTAACGTAGTTCCTAACTGAGATGAATTTGCTATGAGTGTATTATTTATTTTATATGATTTGGAGGATGCGAGATCCACATCACCGGTGCATTCTGTATCACCTGTTATTTTTATTCCGTTGGCTACTTCAAATACTCTTACTGCCATATCGTTTATACGCTAAAGAAGGTTGCTTCTACCTTGGCTACTATAGAAACGCCGTCCGCGTTGGCAATATTCATTCCTATGTGAGTTGAGCCTGCAGTATCACCTGAACCATCGGTTGTATTAAAAGTTATGGTCGTGCTAATTGCATGACCTAACGTACCATATTCGTTATTTTCTACTGCACCGCTTCCACTTTCACAAAATAAATACTTATGAACCGCTGTTTCATTAGTACCCGCCTTCATTTTCAAAATTACCTCTCCAGCGGAATAACTAGCTATAGGAATTTCAAATAGCCATGCGTTCGCATTGTGGGCGATAGTGGACGAAGCCACTAAAGTTCGGGTAATATCTTTTTGATACCAATCAGTATGAACTGTTAAATCACCACCAATTACAGTAGCTTTTGCGACCCCCAGTCCACCAGATGATAGTAATTGTCCTGTTGTATTAGATGTGGCATTTGCGGTTCCGTCTGCATGTACAACATTAGCAAAAAGAGATAATGCTACTCCTATACCACCATCAGTTTGAATTGAACCAGATGTTCCACTTGTTGAATCTGTTGTGCCTTCAACTACTATAGCATCTTGGGCTGTTACTGTACCTTGATTCGTATCAACATAATCTGAAACAGTTATACTGCCTGTTGATAATCCGCCAGAAGTAGTTTGAACAAATGCAAATTCATCTTCCGATTCATCCCATACAAAAGCGACGTTCGCAGAAGTCCCCCTGTTGACCATAAGTCCTTGGTCATGCGTAGGAGCAACGGAATCACCATTTGCAGATAAGGTAATTAAAGGATCACTAACACTTAAATTCGTTGCATTAACATAAGTAAGGGCACCATCAACAAATAAACTTCCATCAATAGCTACATTAGCTGAAAATGTAGCGTCTCCGGATGCAGCAAATTCTTTAACTTTAAGACCACCAGTTGTATTCGCAGCTAATATTACAGCTGCACTTGCACCACTAGTATCATTAGAAGAGGTAATTGCGTGTGTATGCGAAGAAGTAGTAGCAGCATCTGTAGTAACAGCAGTTAATGTATCTGGAGTTCCTAATGTAATTGTTTGGGTATCAGTTCCAACTCCACCGCCTGCTTTGGCGGAAACAGTAATACCATCACCAGCTACTACTGATTCTAATTCTCCTGCATCTATTTCTGCTTTTACTTGGGCATATGTACGAGAATGGACATTAGAATTATTGTCCATTTCCAGAATTTTACCGTTAGTTGCTACGGCGCCATCGGTAGGAGTATTAAGAAGAGTTAAATTCGCATCTGATTTTAAACCACCTCTTACCCTAAACTGTTGTTGTGCCATTGACTAAATTCCTCAGATGTTCTATGAATCTGGTGCGTTCGTGCACACTGTTCGATGAACAGTGACTACTTGTTGATCGGAAGAAGTAGTAACTTTTAACCGAACATTATTTGCTGTTATATCTGACGCAATGCCAGGACTCATTGTAATTGCGCCTAATTCCACTTCTCCATAAACTGTCAATGCTGTATCTGTTCCATCATGTACTAATGCCACTTCCCCTGTCCAATATGCTTTATTACCCACAGTATAATCTTCGCAGGAGACGATATACTTAGCGGTTCGATAAGTATTTATATTAAAGGTATCCGCAACTACTTGACCAGCAACAGCTTGAATAGTTCTTGTTGTAGAATATACTATTTCAGTATTAACTGTGAAAGTTCCTATGGTCTGAAAATCAGTAAATGATAAAACATTTACATCAACAGATCTCCAAGCCTCCAATCCCTCATTATATTGCCATATCTCATTATTTGCATACGATGATGCTGCAACGTCTGATAAATCCCCCATTACACTAGTAGAAAGATCCACTGATGATGTAGTTGATGGATCACCAGGTTGCCATTTACCTGTGTTAGTATTCCATTTTAAAATATATCCATTTTGAACTCCTGCCAGCGTGACATCAGTTAATTGAGATATTTTTAATTGATCTGCAAAAGCTAGTAATCTATTACCAGTAATTTGTGTAGCGCCGATAATAGTATTAGAACCAAAATCTAAATATTCGGCTCCGCCAACTTCTGTTATTCCAAGAGATCTAGTAGATAATGTTAAGGTATTTCCTTGAAGAAATAAATCACCAAAAGGTTGAGTATTAGAACCTAAGCCGGCAGGTTTTTGTCCAGGTTCCGGAGCCTTAGGTTTTAAGTTGACTGTTAGATTTTCTAAATCAACTATGCCTAAATGAACTATAGTATCATCTGCAGCAACGCGTGTAAGTGTTGCCGAAGGTGCTTTTGCACCATCAACTAATGAAACTCCTCCACCAGAACTAACTACTGCTTCAACAGATCCGATATTTAAATTCGCTTCTGCCACTCACACTCTCCTAACTTTCAAGTAATAATTTATTGCCGGTTTCTAAAAGAGTTGCGCCCTTGGGACTAGCTGTTGGACTTAATGTTAGCTGTCCCTGAATAACTCGTCTAGTTATATCATATGTTGAATTATTAATAACAACATCGTAATTATAGCGGCCTGGTGAAATATCATCAGATACAGACCCCAGTAATTTTATTTGTAACTTTCCGGCTGCTGCGTCTGTTACGGTTGGGGTAAATTTGTATACCTTATTAGCTCCGACCCATTTTTGAAAATAAGCCTCAACTGTATAACCTGTTAAATCAGTTGCGTTGCCACTATCATCTTCAACTGTTAATGTTAAAGTATAATCAGAACCTTGGTCTACAAATACATTTACAATAGATGCCATATAATTCTCCTTATATAATATTTATAAGAATTATGGACCTCATCTATTAGTGAATAAAGTCTCATATAAAAACTCTCTTTCGCCTTCATATTGATATTGTTTGGGCTCTAACTCATATATAATTTCTGGTTCTTGATTGCCAACTAACCATTGATGCTGCAAAGGCAACCAGCCTTGTCTAAGATGACGGCAAAAAGCATCGCGATGTGTCCATACAGTATACTTAGCCCCTCTTTGAATTCTAAAAGATATATGATGATCGGAAGCATTACCATTTGGCCATGTCTTCAATGGATAATCTAATAATACCTGTTTTTTAAAACTACTAATCGCAAAAGAGGCAACACTTGTCTGTCTTATAAAACCTTTAGATAAAACATCATCGACATTTTCCCATTCTGGATAATCTTGTCTTTCTGGCCAAGGTAAAGGAAAATTTTTAAATATCCCATAACAAACATTAGATTCTTTGCTCATACGACCTCCCTCAAAATGCATATTTAACCAACCTGTATAAACATCATAATTTGGAGCATTCATTAATACATCATCAATAGCTCTTTTATAAACAATTAAATCATCTGAACTAATTAAATAATGGGTATAGTCTGAGTTACGAACAAAATGATTCATTTGATCGCATACTTGCGGTTCATTAAAAGCTCTAAACCAGACACGCGGAATGTTAACATTTTGTTTAACAGACTTAATTGGATCAACCATCATACGTGGCTGCATTTGCATTAAAACAGGTTTGAACATTTTGTAATTAAATCTGTTTCTTCTTGGTCAGTCATTTGCGTAAATAATGTGCCTTTTTCAACGGCAGGATAACCCCGCGCATATATATCTGTTTGCTCAAACTTCTCAAGAGCTTCCCTTAAAATTTTTGGTTGTTGACTAACTAATCGCTGATGTATATGATATATCTTATCATCCTCAAATACTGGAATTTCTTCTTGTAAAATTATTCGACCTCGATCAACATATTCATCAATAAAATGTACAGTTAATCCTTGTGGCATATCATGATACAATGCCCATTTAATATTATCTAAACCTCTATTTTCCGGAAGCAGACCAGGATGAATATTAATAATACCGATTGAATACTTATCAATTACTTCTTTTGATAATATTCTTGCGCCACCAATAATTCCTAACTCACCTGCATCAACATCTTTATGTGGTATAACAATATAAGGTATATTAAATTTATCACAAATATCTTTTGTATGAATAGTATAACAATTATTAGCACTTAATTTAATAATATCTTCTCTAAGATCAAGCTCAATTAAAGGAGCAGCATAAACTTTACCAATCTTAAATCCATTAATAATTAATTCTAATAAAATATCAACAGTTTTACGGTGTCGACAATCATATGTAAATAAATTTATCAACATAACTATTCCCAAAAATATTTATCATGAATTTTAAAATTAGAACAATCTCTCTTATGATTGCCTGTAAACATATCATAGTCTAAACGTAAATTGGTTGCTTTCATCCAGTCTTCTAAGAATATACGATTTCTAACAGGAAGTCTATTTACACATATTTCTTCGGATGGAGCATGACTATATTCTTGGGTTGTTTCCAAACCTACGATCCAATTTCTGCTTGAGACTTCCATTGTTTGTAATCTAAACTTTTCAAGAGGTATTGAGCCGTTATATTGTTTATGTTGCCAATTACCTATTTCAGATGAAAAAGCTGTATAAAAATAATACCTGTGAGTGTGATGATTGAGTGGGGGTGCGGCGGCTTGCTGTCCGGGTAGATCCCATCCTTTCGGGCGTAATTGGGGCTTAAATTTTACTAATACATGTTTTACGTGAGAAATATCATGTGGTCGATATTTATTAATCACTCCATCATCTTCTACCCATATGTCAGCTAATTCATAATCACATGCATTTATAACCCAATTTCCCGAATCATTGAAAGCTTTATCTTCTAAAAAATCAGCATCATCTGGAACATTCATTCTGTTGCGACCGGGTATATTCCAGGAATAATCAAACAAATCTTTCTCGGAACGTCTGGACCAATATGTATATCGTTCTAGACCTATTCCTCTGGCCGCTATAGAAACACCAGGACCACTAACATAAATTTCCATCAAAAATACTTATCATGAATTTTAAAATTAGAACAATCTCTCTTATGGTTACCTGTAAACATATCATAATCTAAACGTAAGTTGGTTGCCTTCATCCAGTCTTCTAAGAATATACGATTTCTGACGGGAAGTCTATTTGCCGTTGTTTCGCACATATCATAGCTATGTTCTTGTGTTGTTTCCAGACCTACGATCCACAATCTCTTCTGTATCTCTATTATTTGTAATTTAAACTCCGTAATAGGTATTGAACTATTATATTGTTTATGTTGCCAATTACCTATTTCAGATGAAAAAGCTGTATAAAAATAATACCTGTGAGTGTGATGATTAATCGGAGGCGACAATTTGTTTATATTCTCTATACTGTAGAAAGCGTACTCGGCTTGCCTATCATTTCCTCGTTCTTTGCCCTTTAATGTGCGTAATTCAGGTTTAAATTTTACTAATACATGTTTTACGTGAGAAATATCATGTGGTCGATATTTATTAATCACTCCATCATCTTCTACCCATATGTCAGCTAATTCATAATCACATGCGTTTATAATCCAATTTTTATACGGCTCATTCCATGCTTTATCTATTAAAAAATCTGCATTATCTGGAACATTCATTCTGTTGCGATCTGATATATTCCAAGAATAATCAAACAAATCTTTCTCGGAACGGTCGGTCCAATACATATAGCGTTCCACACCTATTCCTTTGGCCGCTATAGTAACACCGGGACCACTAACATAAATTTCCATAAAATCATGTGCCCCATCTATTACCAAATAAATCTACATGTAATCTGGGCGAATATTTGAAGCCATGTTTCATTGCCATTTCAGCAACATTGAATTTTGTATCTTCTAACATCTCAGCTGTGCCGCCGCATGGCATTAAATAAATATCTATATAAGATTCCCACCGACTGTAGGTAAGTTCTATTTGCTTAATTTCTTCAATATCCTGTTCATCTTGAACGACAAATTTTAAATACAAATGTGAATTTTGTACTTCTTTATATTGGTGCCAATTTTCAGGTTTAATTGCTTTAAAACCCAATTCACCACTTATACTTAATTTTGGACTACATGACCATGTAATATGATGATCCATTAAACTATACTCATGTAACCATTTAAGAAATTTATCCGTTAAAGCAAATGTACTATTTGTTTCAAATGTAATATTTTTAATATGTCTGAATGAAGGATGGTCTAATAAATCTGGTAATTGTTTTTGCCACATCATTGGCTCACCACCTGTAATTACCAAATGAATATCCTGTTTATTATCTTCATAATACCATTTTTTATCTGGACAAAGATCTATTAGTTTTTCTGCTAATATATCATGTTCTTCAAATGTTGATAGATGCATATATTCTTTTGCCCAACTTGCAGAACTATCACATCCTATTTTCATTACAGGTAATTCTTCAATACTCTTGTATTGACTGACATCAAGATTTTTCCAAGGCATTTCATCTCGTGGAATTAATTGTCCTCTGGGTTGTCCAAATCCAGGACACTCAAAATTACATCCAAATAATCTTAAAAATACACTCGGTGTACCTACAAATCTTCCTTCGCCCTGAATGCTATAAAACATTTCAGAATATCTAAGTTTTGACATTATCCTTTTTCTAACTCCTTAACTCGATGTTTTAAAGTAGAAATAGTAGTATGAATATGTCCCATTTCCTGTGGTTCAAGTTTTGATTTCAAATGTTCTATTTCTGCTTTGAGTACTGCGATATACGTTTGTATTGCTTTATCCATAAATTCCTGTTCTATTCATCTACTTCGAATAAGTCCTCACCCCATTCTCTGTGTCCTTCGCGCCAAGCCATGTTACTTTCTGTTTCACGTACTTCTATTCTATAACACCAAAGTCTTTCGGCTTCTCCAGGACCCCACATATCAGGAATGAATACTCCGTTTATATATTTGTATAACATAGAAGACATTCCTTCACATCCAAGTTTTGGCAATACAGTAAGTTTTGCAATACCTCGTTCTTGTAACTGTTTATAAAGATCCATTTCTGGTTCATCTTCTGCTACTAATAATGTATGATCAAATTGCTCGTCTAAGAAACTTTTAAGCTCTCCTAAACCACCGTAATCTACAACCCAGTTTCTAACATCTAAATGATCTGTGCCGAAAAAGAATCTCATACTAAAACTATAACCATGAATAACATTACAATGACTATCAGCTAGGTATTGTCTATATGCGCAAGGAAACTTATCAACATATTCCTTTGTGCTATTATATTTGTATATTCTTGGTTCTCTATTCCCTAAAGTTACTGTACTCATATACTTCCTCCTCTTCATTCTCCTCATCAAAATTAATGTAATTATTGGCTAATTCTTTACTAAATTGCCGTCGTTTTTTAGATTGTTTATCTAAAATATCTTTGCTAAGCTTTTCCTTAGTTTTTTGTTGCTTATATGACTTTGCCATAATTCGGGGCTCTTAATTTTTAGTTGTTTAAGATTAGTCCTGCGTTTTTTTCTAGCACTTTGCAAATGCATAATTTTAGCTCTCTCATAAAAAATTCTTCCTTTCATATGATCCATCTCGTGTAAAAAAATACGCGCGGACAGATCTGAAAAATAACCTGTAAAATTCTCACCAGAAGCATTTTCCCATGATGCTGATAAACTTTTCGGCCTTAATATTTTAACATATAATCCTGGATAACTCAAACATCCTTCTGTTTCATAAACTAATTCATCGGATACTTCTATTATTTCTGGATTAAATATCGCCATTGATTGGCCTTCATGATTCATTGAAAATACTTTATATTTGTATCCTATTTGATTTGCTGATAATCCCACACCATTATAGTGATACATACCTTCAATCAATTCATCTTGAAGTTGACGAGCATCCATTGGAGGAGCCAGACGGCTAAATGGAATGGTTTCTTGAATAAGTAAATTATGTTCTTCTGGTACTAATTCTCTCATACTATTATACTGAAATTTTTACGTTTTTCGAATTTCATATGAACTCTAAATTTATCATATAAAGTATCACCCTTATGAGAAATTACAAAAACATTTGTAGAGGTTCCCTGTTCATTCACAATTTTCATAAACTCATCTGTACCTTCACCATCTAAAGAACTATCAAATACTTCATCTAAAATTAATAAATTTGTATTAACAGAATTTTTTAATTTAGCAACTGCTCTCCATGTAAATAATAATGCTAAATCAATACGCATCTTCTCTCCTTCACTGAAAGAATCATACGTAAAATCATCTCTATATCTTGACTTTATTTCTTCATTGAAGTTCTCGTCTAAATTAAAAGATACAAAGAAATTCATTTGAGTTAAATATTTGTTGATTAATTTATTCATAATCGGCAAATATTGTTTAACTATCCTTGCTTTAATACCCTCATCCTTCAAAATATTTTTAGCCGTAAGATGTAATTCATTTTCTTCTAAAAGCTCTTCTCTTTTTAAATCAATTTCTTTTAATTCTTTTTCAATTTCTTTTAATTGTTTCTTTTCTTCTTTTATATCACCTGTATCATTTTCCGTTGCTTTAATTTCTTTTTCAATCTTTTCAATATATTGATCAATTGCACTTACGCTATTATTGATTGATTGTGTTTTAGTCTGGTGAGATTGTATGTCTTCTTGAATTGATTGTATTGCAGAAAGTCTTGCTCTAACTGTCTCCAATTGTTTATCAATTTCTGAGACAGCATTCTCAAATTCTTCAATCTTTTTTTGTTTTTCTTTAATTTCTTTGTGTTTGAAAGCGTGGTCGATATTTTGCTTACACGTCGGACAGTCATCGTTTGACTCAAAGAAGGAGATACTCTTTTGTTCGGAATCAACATTTCGGAGGATTGAACGTTGGTATTCTGAAAGCTTATCATGTTTATCACTTACTTGGTTCGCGTCGTTTAATTGTTCTAATAATTCAGATACTGTATCATTAATATCAGCCATCTCTTTCGATAAAGTTGTTTTTTGATCTAAATTATTTTTAATATCCTTTTCAAATCTTTTAACTAAGTTTTTTGTTTTGTTTTTTAATTGTATTATATAGTCTTCTTTTAAGTCTATTTTATTTTGGGCCAAATCTTTAGAATTCTTATTTGTGTCTAATTGTAATTTATTTTCAACCGTGTATGTTCTTAATATATTAGACATAGATGAAAAAACTTGAATATCTAAGAGATCCTCTATAATAGCTCTTCTATCTTGTGCTCTCAATTGCATGAAAGGAACAAATGAAGAATTGCCTAATATTATAATCTGTGTAAAAGATTTATAATTTAATTTTAAAATACTCTTTTCTAAATATTCTTGAAAATCCCTTATATTCGCATCTTGTTGTAATGGAACGTTATCAACCTTTATTTCAAATAAATTAGGTTTAATGCCTCTACGAACAAATATATGTTTTTTCCCAATCAAAAATTCTATTTCAACAATACACGCCTTTTCGTTGATTGAATTTACTAATTGAGGTTTATTAATTTTACGAAATGGTTTCCCAAATAAACTGAATGTTACCGCATCCAGCATGGTACTTTTACCGGCACCGTTTTCACCTGTAATTAAGGTCGTTTGAGACCTGTCCAGTTGTATATCTGTAAACACATTGCCGCTACTTAAAAAGTTTTTGTAGCGAACGGTTTTAAATAAGATCATTCAGTCTCAGCTAAAAATTGTGGTTTTAACTTATCACCATTTTCAAATTGATATTCGGCTTGTTTTAGCTGATATTTAAGAGCTTTATTTACTAATTGATTAAATGTTATATCCTCTTCATGAGCCATTAACATTAAATCAAATAATTCTTTTTCAGGTAAATCTATTTCTACAGATTCTTGTTTATCTTCTTTATTTTTGAGATCGGACTGGTCTTGTTGCATAAAAATTCTCTCGGCTTCTTTCAACGAACAATTATGTTCTCTAGCTATTTCTGGTAAACGCTCACCATAAAACCAGGATGCGTTATCACTCATATTATTCTAGGGTTAAGGATTCATTATACAGGTTTCTCATCAAAATGTCAAGTCTTTTTTTATTAACAGTTGTATCTAAACCTTCAATATATGTGGATAAAATTGTCATGGTATCTTGTGCTTCATCAACGATATCATCAGTGTCATCAAGTTCAGCAAATGCCTCAACCACACTAATATCACCAACTCCAGATTTATACATTTTATCCAAAACAAGATCAAAAAGAAACGGATTCGTTTTATTTTCAACAATAATTTTTATATAACATTGTTGCCAATCATCAAAATCCATTTGATTGACTTCTTCAGGGGTCCATTCTAAATCATTATAATAAAATTTATGAAACATTTCATAAGGATTTTGAATGAAAGTCAATTCTCTTGAATCATGATTAAAAATATGGAATCCACGAGGATCCTTATAATCCATCCAATTTGTCTGATAGGGATTACCTGTATAATAAATGGTTCCATTATCACTTTTATGATGAAAGTGTCCACTAAACACCATATCAAATTTTTCAAATAATTTACGATCTAATCCTTCTGTGCAGAATTGGCCTCTAATCATTTCGAAACCGCTGATTTCAAAATGACCAAATAATACTTGATGTTCTGTATTTTTTATTAAATTGATACTTTCTTCATAATTATCATTACATACCCATGGCATCAAAACACAATTTTCCATTTCAATTGCATTTGTAAATACCTTAATATTATCATATTCCTTTAAAAGTAATTCAACTGAATTCACTTCATTTGTTGTCTTATAAAAGGTATCGTGATTACCTGCTAACATCCAACATTCAAGATTATTCTCTTTTAAGGGATCAAAGAAATATTTTTTAGCATCATATAATGTTTTATAGTTGACAAACTTTCGTCTATCAAATACATCACCCATATGAATAACATGTGATATGTTATGTTCTTTTAAATAAGGGAAAAAAATATCTTTATAAAACTTAGCAAAAAAATTACTAAAGGCTAAGCTATCGTTTCTGGCACCGAAATGAGTATCGGTAATAATAGCTGATATCATGTGGTTGGTTCAGCCTCTACCATATAGGGCATTAATGTATTAGCACCTTTACTAGGTTTTTTTGCCTTTTTTGCTTTTGCTTCTTCAAAGTCACCTACAAATTTATACATATTTGCCTTTTGCTCTTCAGATAAAACTTCGTAATTAAACGCGCCATCTGAATCGTGTTCTGAAAGTACAACACTGTCCGATAACATACCATTGTTATGTATGGACTTGTATTTTATATATAATTGTTTCTTTTCTTTTTGAATACGTCTTATAAAGGCAAAATAAATGATTTGTGTAAAATATGAAAAGGGATTGGATGATTTTTCCGGGTTAAAGTTATGGGCAGCTTGAACACAATTTTCAATGCCATCAGATATCATTTCATCTCTAAATGCATAATTAACAAAGTTTGGTCTTAAACTTAATCTTTCTGCTATCTTCATAAAACACTCTCCAATATAATCTGGTATAATTGGTACCAATTCTTCAGAATCCTTTTCCTTCACTTCCGCACAATAATTTTTATAAGCAACCATTTCTAGATGGAACTTCTTATTATCTACATAATGTATTGATTTCTTTTTGGCCATAATTTATTTCCCTTGCCCCCTGTATCTTTTCCAGTTAGCTCTTTGAGATTTATTTTTAGGTGTACTCCGTCGAGATTTACCGATACTGGTTCTCTTTTTTCCACCTATTTTTTTACTAAAGGTTATACCTTGTCTACTTCTTGCCACGTGCCTTTTTGCTTACTTTCTTTTTAGGTTTAATTTTAGGTTTAGCTTTTGTTAATGCTTCCTTGATAACTTTTTTCACTGGGGCCTTTTTAATAGGTGCTTCCTGTGAAAAGCTTCCGGATATTTCATCTTCCGCATTTTCTGCTTGTAATTCAACTTCTATCTTCTTTTTGATAGGTAAAATATTACTCAAATCTGCTTTTGTAGCTTTATTTGCATCTTTGATTAGTGCTTCTTTGTAAACAACAGCAGTATGTGAATTAAAAGAATCTACATCAGATTCTAACTTTTGCATTTTTTCAAGATTATTATAATTAGTTACTTTCCAGTAAGCAATAGATTTTTGCATTGTACTTCTAGTAGATAAATCATCAATATCAACATCTGCAATATGAGTTGGTTCAAACAATCTAATTGCTTTATTGTGAAATTGACAATGTTGTGCTGAATAATCTCTATGAAGAACCATGCTTCTTGGAGGAAAAATTGTAACTGTAGGAGTTCCAATATGTTGTGCTAAGTACGAAAAACCACCCCTTGATGATACTAACATTGTAGCTTTAGATATTTTTGTAAACAATTGATTTGGTGTCATGGAATAAGTAAGATATTCTAAACTATAACCAGCTTTCTTTAAAGCTTTTTCTAAACTACTCCAATATGCGTTAACTTCCTTTTCATCTTGTGATATCATTTTATCACCAATATTTGCAAAAGAATAATTGTCTATTAAATTCCAATCCCTAGGAGGTGAATATCTGTAAATAACAACATTCTTTTCTTTAGGAAGTGTCCACTGTAATTTTGTAGGAAACCACTCCATTTGCATTGAAAGAGGAACAAACCAATATTGTTCTAAATTAACAGGAACATATTTGCTCCACATTCTTCGATAATTTCTATCAGTATGTTTCATCAATGCCTTACCACGAAAAGCACTTTTATATGTTCTCAAAATATTCCCAAATGACCGACGAATTTTAACATACTGATATTCAATATTTGATTGCCACTGTTTATGAATCAAATATTCAATCTTATCAATTGTTGTTTCTTTATTATTAAAACCTTTTTTATAATGAGTATCGTCAACTAAAATTTTTATTTTAATAGGTCTTAATTCATTTAACCATAACCAATAATTTAAATTACAAGAAATATCACCGTATCCAAAATCAGTAACACAATTAATCCATCTGGACAAATCTAAACCAATAGTATTTTTAAAAACAGAATCAATACTAGTTGTATGGATATATTCATGTTCTAGTTGATGATAAGGTGTCCACCTATTACTGGGTAATAAGATCTTATCATCATCGAACAATACTTCAATAGCTTTCTTTTTAATAGACATATTATACCCTATTTCTGGAATAAAATCAAGGGTTTATTTTTTCCTTGACATTTTATTAAAAATATATTATAATTAATATGTTGTCGCCACAGGGAATATATTATTCTAAAATCCAATGTGAAACATACGATATTTAAATTGTTGTTCATTATATTGTGAAATTCTTTCTTTAAAATGTTTAAGTGTATAATTGGTATACGACTTATAACATAAATCATCAGCAATATCATATAATGTAGCTTCTTCCTTTTTACTTCCTTTTCTTAATCCTCTACCTATTGACTGTAAATTTCTTATTTTAGATTTACTAGGGCTAGCAAAAATGATATTATGAAGATTCCTAATATTAATACCAGTGCTAAAGGTACCAAAGCTTGCGATAATGATAGCATCTTTTTCTGATTCAGTAATTCTTCTGACTTCTTCTCTTTCAGATCCATCTACTCCTCCATGAATGAAAAACACTCTTCTATTACTATTTACCTTTTCTAGTATTATATTATATAATATTTCTCCATGTTTTTCAACGAATTGATATAATAATAATGTATTTCCTTTTTGATCACATGCAAGGTTTCGAATAAAATTATTTCGTTTTGTATGATTAATGAGGAAGGCAATTTCATCTTGATAACTAAATTTTTTAGCTTCTAACTTTTCCGCTTCACTATATCTTAATACTATACATTGTATTGAAAATTGAGCTAAGTATCCTGCATCAATTAAATCTTTAGTTTGTGTTACTTGATGAACAGGACCAAATAATCCTTCAAGAATTAATTTATGTGTTTGTGAATCGTCCAGGGTTCCTGTAGTTCCAAATTTCCAACGACAGTTTTTTAGCTTGCTCATTACTGAGGTCAAAGACTTTGCTTTAAATAAATGTGCTTCATCCCCAATCATAAAGCTAAACTCATTAAAATAATTTTTTGGCAAATCATAGATAGATTGCCAAGTAGAAATTACGACTTGTTTATTAGTTTCTTTTTCTGCGCCGGCTGTGATTACATGGCAATGTTCGGAAACATTCCAGTCGTCACTATATTCTTGAAAATCTGTATACATTTGTTGTGTTAGCGATACAGTTGGCACCACTATTAAACTCCTCGTATTAAAATACCGTAATAACAAATATATAATAAAAGACTTACCAGACGCTGTAGGAGATAAAAGTAAACATCTATCCATATTAATACAGTGTCTAACAGCCTGTAATTGATAATCTCTCGGAGTTAAGTTTAAATTAAGACGTTCACAAAATCTAGTGCAATCAATATCACTAAAATTATTATTCCCGAGCGTAATGCTTTCATCAATTTGTAACTCATAGTTCCCTGCTTCACAGAACTTTTTAACGTATTCATATAATCCATAGTACAGTTGTCTTTTTCTAACATCGAATAATCTTATTTTTCCATCCCAAAAACCATTTCTATAAGATGGAGTAAATTTTGCATTTGGAATTTCAAACGTAAAATAATCATTTAACTCTGCTGCTTGTGAAGCATCACAGTCAATGAATATATGAACATCATCTACTTTACGTACCCTCATGATCCCATTGTAAATTTTAAAAAGTCAATTGCAGATCTTATATTATATCCTCTAGTATTTAGGGACTTGATAATTGATTCTAAAAATTCCACTTTAAGTTTTGTATATTCTAATTTTTCATCTGCTTTAATCAAATCTTCATCCCCTGCAAGATATGTTTCTATTTTAGGTTCATATCCTTTAATTATTTTGAACATAAATGGTTCCCAACCAAGTTTTTCTAATTCTTCCTGACTCATTTTACCTGCGTAATAAATGGTCTTTATTTTTAGAAGTTTCTTTTTTTCATAGAATAATTTTTTTTGTTGGAGGGCTTCATCATTATATATTCCCAAATATTTACTGTGGAGGTTAGGAATCTTTAACAGTTCTACATCTAATTTTGTATCATCGAGTTGACAATCTTTTTGCCAAATCTCTTGAATTTCACTTAATTTCATATTATTATTTGTCTGATGGATTTAACCTTGTCATTTCGTAGTAGTTATATTGAAAAGAGATATCTGCAGTTAAATATGTGATTTCTGATGCTGTTATATCCATACTAATGGATGATATAGTTTTGGGCCATACATCAAAAAAATCAAATCTTAATGCTGGATTTTTGGAACCGGTAAGAATAAACAAAGATGCATTTGTTTTAATTTTTTCTGCTATTTTAGCTCTTGCATATTGTCGAAAACTTTCAGGCTTACCTAATCCAATTATCCATTGTTGAATTTCCTGCCAATTGTGCATATATTCATCAACAATCATTGTTATAGAAAATTCATCATATGTAAGATTATCGCCGGCTACCCAATGTTGCCTGTGAGGAGTTGCTACTGGAACTTCTGAAATAGAAACTCCAGGTATATTTGCAGTTTGACAGTAAAATTGTGTTTCAGGTAGATTTGTACATACAAACCTAAAACCGGTAGGTGAAAGGTAATTAATATTATCTGGTTGTTTTACAGCAGTGGTAACCATTTAAACTTTCTGGACACAAAAAAAGGGTAAGGAATTCTAGACCCCTTACCCTTATTTATACCACTTAATTTAATACAAGATTACATCAAGTTTGTAACTAGACATCGTCTGTAATAAACGTTTGTGTTATATGTGAGTGATCCATCACTGGATGCAGCGGTTCCTGTTGAGAAAGGATTCGATACCATTCCGTATCGTGTTTTGAATCCAATCTTTGGCTGGAAGGAATTCTCACCAACCGCACGTACCATTTGTAGTGGAACGTATGGGCAATAGAAAAGTCCTGCGTCATAAGCTGACGAACCTTTATATCCAATCACAAACCAATTTGTATCTTGGATTGTAGCATATGGATCAACATATACTTTGTAACGACCATTAAGAGTACCAGCAAAAGTTGATTGTGTATCATCAACATTCAACGATCCACCTGGAACGGCAGATTGATAATCAAGTACACCAGCCATTTGCAATGCGGAAGCAACATCCGAAGAAGTCATAAGGATATTACCTTTTCCTCTACGTGTGTCGTGCCCGATAGCATTAGCTTCGCGCTCAATCTGGAACATTAGTCCCTTAAATTTTTCAACCATCCAACGACCGTTTGAATCAACATCCATATCGAATGTCCCGGCTGTGGCTACGTTGTTCTGGGCACCAGTTTTGGCGTTACCATAAATTGTTCGGATAACTTCGCGGTTAATTTCCGATAGAATCTCTGAACTTAAAATATTAGAAAGTTCAGTTTCAGCATCAAGACCATGAATTGCTTTTAAGTCTTGAGCCAATTCCATTGTATATTCGCCTTTAAGTGCGCGTGTTTTCGCTGTAACAGTTACCTTATCGATTGAAAAGGCCATTTCAGCAAAAGCATTTGCAGCACTATCGCCCATTGCTTCACCTAAAGTCGTAGTCATTCCACGACCTGGGAGATATGCAAGTGAACTAGTTGAGGCAGCCGCAGGGTTACCATTGGAAGTGTGTGCTGATGTTGCAGCAGCGTTTCCACCAGTAATACCGGAATCAGCTTCACTGAAAAGTGCTTCTGAACCAGTTTGACTAGCATAACGGGACTTCATGGCGAAAATTAAGCCAGTAGGACCTGTCATAGGTTGAACACCGCAAACATCGTATGCGATTAAGAGAGGCATACTTCTGCGAACCAAGGAAATAAGTACTGGGTCATAACCTTTGATATTTCCAGCAGTAGTACCCATACCGGCACCAACTGCGTTCGTAGGAGAACTCTCAAATAAAAGCGAAGACCCGCCTTCTTCCTGAATTGACTTCTCTTCATTCTCTAACAGAACTGCTGTAACAGCTTTCCTGTAAGAATCTTGAATTGCGGGAAGATCAGGATGGTCGAGTACAGGACCCCACTTCTCTTGTAAATTTTCTGACAAAAACATCGTTATCTCCTGAATGTTTTATTATAAACTATTAAAGTTGTTATTATTATCTAACTTGTCGTGAAATAGCCGACATGTATCTATCCATTCCCTCTTGTAAATGAGTGGGAGTGGTTTCATCATCACTTGATGTTTCTACATCTTCGATACTCGCTGACTTGTCTTCTGTTGGAAAATAATTTTCCTTCAGTACTTCAACCTTCTGTTCAAAGTCATCTGCATCTTCAGCATCTACATTTTCAGCCAATTCCGCTACTTTTTCTTTTTGGGTTTCAGTTAAGTCTTTTGTAATAGCACCTAAGACTTTATCTTTTTTAAACTTTGTAAGTTCTGTTTGAACTTCTATGTTCTTTTGGATCTGATTGTTAAGTTGCTCTTCCAATCCTTCTACTTTTGTGAACAGATCGTCAACAACATCAACTTTCTCTTCTGGGATTGTAATATAGTGCTCTGTAAACAGATCTTTAAGACCAACTAAGAATCCTTCAGTCAATTCTGTGCGAATTCCTTTTTCAATGGCAAGTTTATTTTCCTTGACCCATTCTTCAGAAACGTAGTTAAGATAGCTGTCTACCTTATTAACAATTTCTTCTTTGTATTCGTCGATCTCTTCTGCAAGTTGAGTTTGAATTTTTTCTTCGAGCTCTTGCTCTTTCTCAACTACTATTTGATTAACTTTAGCTTGGACGGCTGCTTCAAAGATAGTACTAGCCTTTTCTTTGAAAGCATCTGAAAGTTCTTCACCTTCAGTTAACGCATCGATATCATCTTGAACATCAAGAGGTTTGGTGTCAGTTTCTTCCTCCGTATTCTCTTGTATGCTTAGGGAACCAAGAATAGATTCGAAATTTGCGGCAATCTGATCTTTTTTCAATTTGCCTAATTTTTCATAAACAGCAGCCATCATTCCGGCTTTTGTTTTAGGCTGTAGATCTTCTTTTACCTTATCCATTGGTTCGCCCTTATCAGAGTTTTTAGCTTTACCCTTAACTGGGTTACCCATGGCTGTTCCGGAGCCTTTTACTTGGTTTGGATCAGCAGGTTCAGAACCGTGGTCACCTTCTACTTTTTCAGCAGAATCGCCTTTTCCGGGTTTGGGTTTATTGTCCGCCTCTTGTACCTTTTTGCGTGCTTCCTGAACAAGACCTATCTCTTCCAATAACTCATCTGTCTCTTGGGAAGATAGACCTTCTTCTACGCATCGTGTTTTAATTTGTTCAACGAGCTCTTCCCTTGCCTCGCCGTCTAATTCCAATGCTTGTTGAGCTAAAGTTTCTAGTTCATTCACACTATTGGCAAGAGACTGCTGTTTTTGGACAGTTTCTTGTTCAGACATTTACAATCTCCTATGAATATTAATTACTGTATATATTTATAAAATTAAAGTCTTGATAAAAACTTTTCAAAGGAGTCAACGTAAATAGAATCGTCCCTGTTCTTTTTAGCAAATTCTTTAACTATATCGTTTTTGATTTCTTGAACTTCAGCTTCTTTTAAAATGCCGTTTTCCCAAATCCATTCTTTGCCTTCCATTATGCCTTCTACGAAAGCCATGGGGGCTGATGGATCTGCGACAATATCTCCAGCTGTTGCAAGATGAAAATCATTTTGTACTATTTGAGCACCACCTGCAGTTTTCAGAGAACCCATTCCTCTGGAACTTACACCTAATTTCGCACCTTCGTCAATTAGGTTTTTAACAATTTTTCCGTATGGAGTTTCCATAATTTTCGCCTTACCCATAAAATTGGGGCCATCTTGTTTTAACTCTTTAATCATGTGTGAAACTCTTTCCAGATTAATTGTAGGGCCATCTGGATGACCTAGTTCGCCGAATGCCCTATTTGTTTTAATGTATTGGTTACTATAGCGATCTACTTCTTTTGCCATAGTTTCCATAGGGTAAATGCGACCATTTCGGTTTTTTTGTTCTGCTTGAAGAAAAACGCCTTTAATGAAATAATTCTTTTCTTTTCCCTCTGGTGATTCAACCAAAGTTTCGACATTTTCGTTAATTTCGCATATTAGCTTCATCGTTTTTCCTTAATAACTTGATCGTGCTACTGGTGTATATTGAGCATTCGTAACACTACACTTAATGAATTGGTCTGCGTCTTTTTGTATAATTTGAGTTACACTTGCCGGTAATGAAATAGACCCAACTACTGTTCCGTTAGTATTACCTTCAGTTCCATCACTATCTATGATAGTAATTAATGTAACAGCGGTAGTAGTTACTGCCACAGCAGTAGCGTTTCCTAAACTTAAATTTGTTGCTGTACTAACAGTATTTGCAGCTTTTAATTTCATATCTATATTTCCTAAAGTGTATAGTTTTATTTATACGAATCTTTTCCTTTGCATTGCTTTGTTTGCAGCCACACGTTTCTTGGCAGTTTGGGCAGTTTGTGATGGATCCTCATCCCATCCAACCCATTTACCGTTTTTATCATAACCACGATTAGCCAACTCTTCTAATGCTGCTTTTTTAGCGTTAATTTTTCCATTTGCTATAGCAATCACAAGCTTCATATGCATTGTTTGGAACATAAATTCAGGATTTTCTTCATCACTGATTTCATTTAACTCTTGACGTTGATCTGTTGGTAAAAAAGATTCCCTATTATACTTAAACATCATCTTCCTTAAACATTGTTTCTACGTGATCTTTTTTAAGTTCCGTTACTCTATTAGTAGAATTAGTTGATAGAACATCTTGTACAGTTGTACGTGCTTTATAATCTCTACCTGCAATAATATCGTCTATTATTGTTGCTACTATTTCTCTACCTTTATTTTCCAAACCTGCGCTCTTTCTTATTTAGGTTATAAAGACTTTTCAATGATTTTTCCCCTGTGAGTAATTCAGGTTTAACATCTTCACCTTTGGCTTGCATTCCTTGTGATGTTGCTAACCCTTGATCCTGTCCTGCTGCTGTAAATGGTTGTCCTCCTGTATTTGGATCGGCACCAGGCACAACATTAATTTTATTTACAGCTGGAACTGCTGGTGGCATTCCTGATTGAGGTGGGTATTGATCGCCTTCACCTTCTGCTTCTTTTTCTTCTTTTTTAATTTGTTTTTCAATATTCTTTTGTTCTTCAGGTGTAAGTCTAAGAATCCTATCTTTAACAAATTGTTTAGAATAATAATTTCCAACTAATTCTTCTACATCTCTCATCATATTTAATCTATCAGCCATTAACTCTTGTTGTTTCAATTCAGCAAAATGATTATCGGCTGCATAATTGAATCTAAGAGTTTCTTTTAACTTAGGCCATTCAGATGTATGAATAACATTTTTAAGAATCAGTTGTTTTTCCAATATTTGATAAAACAAATGGGAAAACCTTATTCTAATTCTGTCAATGAATCTTGAAAATTTTAATTCATCTCTACTAATTTCAGATGCTCTACCTAAAACAAAAGGTGTATCAGCTTCTAATCGCGATAAAGGAACATTTAATGATTGATATAACTTCCTTCTAAAGTAATCAACATCTTCCATTTCACCTAGATTCTGTCCGCCAGGCAAAGTAGAAATTTCTGTTCCTCTTCCACCTTCTCTTCGTGGAAGCCAATAATCTTCTAACATTGACTGGTGCCTTCTATCATCTTTTACTTCACCAGTTGAAGCATTATATACTAATTTATTTTTATACCGAGTCATTATATCTTTAAGATATTGCTCAGCTTTTTGTTTAGGTAAGTTTCCTACATCAATATAAAATATACGTCTTTCAGGTGCTCTTGCTATTCTATAAATTACAACAGCATCTTCCAACATCCTTAGTTGATTTAACGACTTAATGGCTTTATGTAAATGGGAAATAACAAACTTCTTATCTTTTGTCATTATACCCGAATGGGCCATAATGATAGAATCAACAGCTACCTTAACACCCATTTGACTTGGGGTTAATAATCCTTTTTCATTAAACAAATAATATTCTTCAAATCTGGGCAATTTGAATTCTGACGGTGTTTGCCTTGGGTCTGGAATTATTTGTCTAACTTTTTTAATTTTAAAAGAATCAATTAATCTTAATTCCTGAATTCCTTTATCAGTATTTTTTGGATCTATCATTACATGATAAAAAATCCTACCTTCAATATACCATCTCTTAAAAATATCATATGCTTGATTATTAAAATCAAGTAATTTTAAGATAAGTTCAAATTCATCTGCAATTTTATCTTGGAGATTTTTTGATAAACCGGTGTGTGTTAGATCTAGGTCAACAGGATTTCGTGCTTGATTAGTAATTATGGCTTCTTGAATAATATTTTCAACTGCCATATCACATTCGGGATGTTCGCCCATATCCCTATATTTCATAATTAAGTCAGCATCAGTTTTTGCAACTGCTTCTAAATCAAGATAAGAAGCGAAAGCACCACCTGCCGAAGTGGCTTCAATAGCGCCTTCTTGATTTTCGGGGAAACTAAGAGCAGGTAAGTCTTGTTTCTTTTCTCTCTCTATATTAAATCCAAAAAGTTTCATAATATATTTCTATTTAAATGTTCTGAATGCAAATTACTTGATATTTGCTTGTTCATGGGTATAGTAATCATACTGCCAATCTACCGTGAATTCTTGAATTGTATTCCCTGAATCCCAACTAAGATCAATAGCTGATATATTTGATGGCCACGCTCCTATGATTTTCCACTCTTGATCTTTTTCGCCATCTTTTTTAAACATTTTTAATGTCATTTGAGTCGTATATTTGGTTCTCGAACTAAAAATGTCCTTTTTGGCCACATTAGATTTATGACCATTAAGTAGTACCATCCATTTTTCAAGTGCGGCCTTCAGAGTATGCCCTTCATCATTGACAACTGTGGTAGACAAAGCAGGAAATTCTCTGCTTTCTCCGGCAACTTTTATATTGCGGCCAAAATAAGGCACTTCAATTGGGGTTAGCATAGAAGGAGGAATCTGAGCTCCCTTACACAAATATTTCCAATCTGAAGTTGCACCACCACCGGGAACTGTTCCCAAGGTCATTTCCATGAGATTAGTTCTGGCTCCACCACCAATTAATTTGCTTGTGAATGTACTTATTCTAAAATCTGCCATGTTTAAAAATCCTTATGCGCCGGTAGTTACTCCGGTATGTTCCCAATAATCATAAGCCCAAGTAACTGTGTATTCCATTATTGCATCATTTGGGTCCCAATTGACATCAACTTGATCCAAGGAAGTAGGAAAACAATTTTCAAACTTATATATTTGATCGTCCCCACCAGTTTTACTATATGTTTTCACACTCATATCCGCAATATAACCTGTAAGTTTATTTAACATTGTAGAATCACGAACGTTGCCCTGATGAGAATTTAATTTATTCATCCAGCTTTCTATTTGGTTTCTGATTGGATAACCTTCATCATTTATAATGGTTGTGGTTAAGTCCTCAAAAGTTCTATTTCCTGGAATTTTTACTGCTCGACCAAAATAATTTACGGTTGTAATGCCTAAAGCATTTGCCGGAATTTGCACACCCTTACACATAAAGGTCATGCCTGGACTTACTCCAGTTGTTGATGTATCTCCTTTAAGAGTAATTGCTACATCGAAAAGGGTAGCTCTGGCGCCCCCTTTAGTTAGTTTTGATATAAAACTATTTTGTCCATCTACTACAAATGCCATTTAAACCCCTAATATTATTGTATAATTATCTTTATTTATACAGCATTCACAACTTCTTCAAAATCTACACCACTTCGTACTGCAACAAAATTGAGCAAGATGAAGTTAATGGATTTCGTAGGTTTAATGAATATGCTACCAATAAACTCGTTTCGATCTATAACTTCTTGTGTATTATTTGATTCGTCACAAATTACAGAAAAGTCTGTGATACCACCTCTTCCTTGAATATCTCTGAGAAATGGTTCTACTGACGAAACAAAAGATGCTCGTGTGAAATCATCGTTGAACTCAAACATTGAGAACTGTGCGAAATTAGCAATGGATTTTTCCAAAGTAATGAACAATCTACGTACATTAATTCTATCAAACGCTGAAGGTTTGGCCAATAATGTTTTATCACCAAATAGTAACGTTCCTTGTCCTGAAAAAGAAACAACTGGATTTACACCATTTTTATAAAGATTGTCTCTTTCTGTTTTATTAGGATTCCATGCAAGCCGTGCTACACTTTTTACTTGACCTCTATTGAAGCCAGCTGGCGAAAAGAAGAAATCTCTTTCTAATGTTGTTCTTACAACAAGGCCAGCTACATCTGGATTTAATGGAATATATCTAAACGTATCATTATACTTGTCATATTGATATTTCCATCCAGAATCTATAACTGCATATGAAGTACTGGGCAAATTATTTCTAAAATCATTAATTGCTGTAACTTCTCCGCCGTCATTATTAACAACATCACTTTGCTCTGGGCTAATAAACACCATGCAATCTTTGCGAGTTTCTGCAATATTACTAATTAAGTAACTTGCAACTACGGAAGAACAAGAACCACCAAGTATTAATGAAATATCTATATCTTCTGAAGATTTAAATTTATCATACCCGGTAATTGTAATAGCATCAGTTAATGTTTGTCCATCAATACCACCTGTCATACTTGCATTAACAGTAATTCTATTTTGTGTAAATGCAGGTTTTGAAGCGGCATTAGCTGACGCTCCCCATGCTGCGGTATTGGGTGCAGTATCTGCGTCTGTTCCGGTGGGATGTTTCATCCACCAAATATATTTAGATTGTCTATTAATAGCTTCTTTATAAAAAAGAGCTTGACCATCTTCTGATTTAGCATCTGAAGCAACGGATAAAGCTGGGAATGTTTCTAATACTGTTCCCTTAACACCTGTCCATTCTCCGTCTTCATCTACTACAACTACATGAACTTCATCTTGTATTACACCTCTTCGAGTTGCAAAATCCGAAGTAAGTGGTGCATAATCAAATACACTTGCAAATTCCCACTCTCGTGAATATGCAATCGAACCGGCTATTGCTGTGGAACTTGGTGATATGGCTGTTTTCAAAGCTGCGCTTGTATTACTTGTAATAGAATCCAATTCATGTGTTTCTCCACCAATTGAAATCTTATCACCTACTGTAAGCTGTATATCAAAATAAGTTCCTGTTCCTGTCATCACTTTTCTTGCGGCATCTGAAACTTGAACTGTTCCCATTGCAGCCGTGGCTGGTTCAGAATAATGTGAACTTTTCATTCTTGTATATACTGGCGTACCAGTAACATCGGTATTACTTGAAGATTGCACAGTCATTGAAGTGTCTGATGCAATAGCAGTTACTAAGAAATAGGTGCCGCCAACATCATGTTTAATTATATCGTTAACTTGTAATTCTGTAGTATACGATGTTGATGTTCCTGATACAGTTCCTTCTGTTCCAGAAAAGGAAGTTGTCATGGTTCCTGTCAATGCTGCTTCTGCAATGTCAGCTCCACATAATCCGACTTTAAGTGAATTACCTAATTCGCCTGCAAATTTTGCTGCGAATTCTCCGTAATTATCAGATGCTCCGGACCCACCAAATTCGGTGTAATATGTATTGTAATAGGTTTCGGAACTTTTAATTAAGACAGTATTTGCCGCATCTGTCGTTGCGTTATATGCTGATGAATTTGCTACTCGAACAACATTTAAATTTTGACCATAGGCTAAAAAATTCGCCGCTGTGAAAAAAGATAGATATGTTGAAGAGTCAGGCTTCTGGAAATTTTCTACGAGTAGATCTTCACTGCTTACATTAACAAGTTGGTCTAAGGGTCCCCAGCGAAAAGCCCCAGCAAAAGCACCTGCAGTTGTTCCAGTCTCAGGCACAATTGTAGTTAAATCAATCTCACGTGTAACTACACCTGGACTTACTGTAAATGCCATCTTCTTCTCCTATAAATCATTAAGTTCATGTATTATTAGTTACTAAGATTATTTATAAACAAACGGGGTTCAGAAAAAAACATTGTGACCTGTATCTTCTAAAATTCTATCAGTTCTTTCTACTTGCCATCTATTTCCTTCATCATCTACAATTTCTTCTTCCTCTAATCCGTCATCTATAATACCAAACGGTAAATAGCTTTCTTCAATTTCTTTCATTTTCTCTGAATACATCTTTTCACGTAAATCAACATTTGTTAATTCTTTATAATATTCTTGGTTAGTTAACCACGCAAAGATGACTAACGTGATTGCTAAATCATCATGATGTCCTTCCTCAGCTTCATATGAATCTTTTTTGGCTGAAAAAGAAGTAAGTTCATATATTACATCATAATCTGTTATAATTAACTTATCTTCTTCAATCAAGTTTTTTAATGTAGCACAACCTAGACGTTTAACTTGCTTAGTAGTTCTTACTCCCCATTGTGAATTCTTACCAAAACCACCACCCAACTGTTGTCCACCTCTACCTTTCCAAGTCATCATCATCATATTTTCATATTCTAAATCTTGGTGTAAGGTAACTGCTACTTGTTCTCCTATATCATTTACTTCAACTAATACATATGCCTCATTATAATGTTTAGCTACCTTATAAATTACGTTAGGATATAATAACGGTGATATAGTATCACATCTATATTTTGCTACAAGTTTATAAGGAACTTCAGTCGAATCTATAACTGTGAATGCAGAATAATCTAATCCTTGTCCTCTGGCTGTATCAACAACTAAAGTATATGAATGTTTTTCTATTGGATTTTCGAATATATCTATAAAATCTTGTGAATGTATTGGTGTCTTAAAAGGCATGGATCTTAATTTAGATCCTGATATAAGTGTTTGTGTACTACCAACAAATTCTGTTTCGAATTCTTGTGAAAATTGTCTTTCACTAGTATTTCGAATGGTCTCTTCTTTCCATTTGGCATCTCTGCCTGGAATTTCAGACCAGTGAACTTCAATAGGTAAATAATTACTTCTTTTTTCTTCTGAATCTACCCACATCTTATAGAATTGATTTAATCCTAAGGGTGTAGATACAATAAAGACTTTAGTAGTTTGTCCAGAAGAAATAGTTGGATATACTGAAGTAAAAAATTCTTCTGCCAATTCCTTTGGAACGTGAGCGAACTCATCTAAGAAAATTATATTAAAAGATGATCCCCGGATTGCAGATGATGATGTAGCTGCAGCTAATATTTTTGAACCATTCTCTAATTCTATATTACCTTTATTCCATGCTAATATGCCTTGTTGTAACCACATAGGCAAATTTTCATAAGATAGTTTTAATCTATCTAATAATTCTCTAGCAAGAGCACCTTTATTAGCCAGAATACATACATGTGTATTTTCATTAAAAAGTATGTAATGTAAAAAGAAAGCAATAATAGTGGTAGATTTGCCTGATTGTCGAGGCATCTTACAAATCACAAATCTATTATCGTGAAATGTTTGTACCATCTTCGTTTGAAAAGGATAGAGATTGAAATCTACTAATCCTTTATCAACATGAATAATTTTTACATATTTTTTAATAAAATAGACTGGATCGTCTTGACATTTTATATATTCTGCTAATTGTTCTTCGGAAAATTCTACCGGAACATTAGCAGATTTTAATTTGGGATTACCAAGATAATGTGTACTAGGCATTTAGCTGTTTAATAATTTTTTCCAATCAGTAGCGCCGTTTGCATCTTTAGGAGCAAGTTTTAAAAACTCTGCACTGGACTCTGATGTATCTGTTCTTTTTCGAGTTACTATTCGTGTTTTTGTAACTTTATTTACTGTTCGGCCGCCAACACTGCTGTATGATTTTCTATGGATAATTTTTTCCTGAACTTTAATATTTTGCATATCCAATATTCCTTATCTTTTATGGCTAGACTTATGATTTGCCATTGCTGCTCTTGCCCGTTTCATTCTAGCGGGCTCATCTCTTTTAACTTTCCTTTTGTGCACTATTGTTTTTCTATTTACTATAGCCTTTTTCATTTCTTTCCACTTTTTTCTTTTAAGCATTCCACCTGCGCCGCTAGCCTTCATAATCGCTGCTGGAATTACCTCTCTTTGTGCTTTCTTTAAAGCGGACTTTTGAATCTTCGCACCAGTTTTTCTTTTTAACTGGGACCTCTTCTTTTTTCTTTTAACTGAAGCTAATTTATTTTTCCGTTTAGCTAATCTACCCAATTTTTTCATTCTGCCTACATATGCAGCTTGGGTTTCTTTTTCGTCTAATAAATCTTCTGTTATTTGATCTTCGGTGAGTTGTTCGGCCCATTCAATTAGGTCTTCTAATGTTATCGCATCCTCTTCAAGATCTTCTTCAATTTCTAATAAAAAATCATCATCTGCTAATTCATTATCCAAATATTCATTAAATTTTAACATGTTAACCTAATTACTTATTAACTGTTGAATAACTGCAGCAACTATAGTACCTATAATAGCAACAGCAGTAGTTATTATTATTCTATTTTGTTTAAAATGTTGTTCTATTGATAAAGCTTTCATTTCATCCATACTATCTTTCATTTTGGAAATTCTTTCATGAATAATAACATTACTTTTATCAATAGTATCTTGTAATTGTTGATACTTCTCTTCCAAACGCTGATACCTCTCCGCGCATAAGTCTACATGTGCCTCTAAGTTTTCTTTTTCTAACATGGCCGGTTTCTTATGTCTCGTTCTATTTTTAACTGTTTTAAGTAACTGTGCTACCATTAGTTATTTGAGCTCCTTCTTTATGTTCCGGATCTTCTTTATCTTTAAACCAGTAGTCCGTTGCTTTACTGAGCACCGCCACATACGCTCCGGTCATAATATTTATTAGATCGCGAGATGCCGTCGGCAAGTCTTCCATAAAGAGTAGCCATATTAAAAATAAAAAAGTTAGTACCACAATTAGGGATAATGTAAATCTTGCCCACCAATTCATTTTCTTCCGGCGTTCTGTTCCTTCATATTGTAATGCTTTCACTGGATCACTTTCCCATAATTTTTCTTCAGATTGCTGAATCATTTCATTACTAGTATTTATTTTATTGTCACCTTGACGATCTTTTCTACTTAATATTGTCATTTTTTTCCGCCCCTTATATCATATTTATAGTTTTTAATTCCTGCAAATTTATCTCAACAATGCAGGTATGGGTATATTATCTACTATGAAAGTTCCGACCTGGCCTTGAAGTAAGAACACTATTATAGCAGCGAACATTCCCCAAAGAAAACTCATATAAGACCATTTGAGAAACCTATACTTATTAAGTGCAAGAACTTTTCCTTGTCCGTAAATATCTCCTGCCATGGCATCATATACTCTATCATCAGTCATCAATGATTTTGCATAATCTTTTTTGTATTCATCTATCGGCAAATGTGCGAAATGTCCAAAAAACAAAGGATTGAATAAAGGAGATTTCCTATCTATTTCCTTAGAACCTTTCTTTTTAGGATAATCCGTATTTGGAATAATTGCAAAAATCGCAAATAATAAAGAGAAAAAACTACCAACGGCAAATGATAATAGAGGCCATTTCATCGTTTCATTATCTAAATTTGCAATAGTAATTGAAAATACAATTGATGCAACGGTAATCATTATATTAGCTTTTTGATCTGCCATCAATACTAATCTCATTTGATTACCATGATTAACACGTAGAATATTATCTACAGCAGTACGATTTTCTGGTATTAGCTCAAAATAATTTATATGAGATTTAGAATTTTTTGAATATTGAGTGCTGTGTGACATGATTAAAACTTATATTTTGTCTTGGACCCATTAATCAAATAATCAACGGCTTTTAATGTGGACACATATTTTGCTATGGCATGAGTTAATCCATCGGTTTTTGAGATTAAACCATTATCATTATCTGGGCCCCAATCTAAATCCTGACTATCTATAAAAAGTCCGGTATGACGATAAGGCCAAGGAGGAGTAAAAGGGATAGGATCGCTACGGCGAACCACGCGCCAATGAGTGGGTTGGCTATCAAGAACTTGAGCAGAAACTTTTGGTGATCCGTAAGAGAAAACTTGAACATTCTTACCTCTCTTATGAAGCCACATTCCTATTATTTGTGCAACGGCTCCACCTAAACTGTGACCTGTAACGTGTACAGTATGTTCAAGGGGATATGTAAGTGTCTGTCCTTGAATAGTATTTCTTCCTGTCGTAGTTGAAGTATCTATAATTTGCATTATATTTACCGCAACATCTCTAAATCCTTTATGAAGTTTGATTCCTGTACGTGCATCATCTACTAATCTTACATCAATATCAGATAGTACATTTGCATCATTTGCCGTACCCCTAATAACAATTATTGATATTCCACTTTCTTGTTTTACTTCAAACGCAACTTCATCTTTTTGATCACCGCCACTATCGTAAATTGCTTTACAATATTCAGCATGTTCAATGAGAGATTTTAATGAAACTGGTAAATTTGATCTATTCCCACTACCTAAATCATTATTTTTATCAGCTACGTTTTTTGCACAACTATTAAATAGTAGAAGAAGACTTATTATTAGCGTGAATTTCTTTATGTTTATTAAATGACGTCGCCCCAAGGATTGCCCCGAATGAAAGATGAAACATTGCACCGCTTTCAAGTGTCAAGGGAGCCCATCGTGTTACACCTTCTTTTAAACAATCATGTGTATCACAATATCCTGCCATCAACAAATTCCATATTAAAGGTGCAACAAAAAAATCAATTAAACAAATAAACAAATAAACAAGTGCTGCCCAATCTCGCCAGTACTCTTTTATTGTAGCGTTAACTTGCAATTGCATCTTCCAATGTTGCAATAAGTTTAGCTTTATTGTGTCGTCTATCTAATTCAACACCAACTGTTCTGCCGTATGTTTCCAATTGTTTTTTGGTCATACTTTTTAAATTTACCTTTTTTTCTGATATGTGTTTTTCTTCAGGTTTCTGAGAATTATCACCTATACCTTCATTATTAAATATTGACTTAATTATATTTCCAATCCAAGACATATCATCCTTTCATAATTATTAATTAAAAAATCCTATTTTAATGGAGGCGCATATAATAATCCACCTTCTGTATACAATTTATTTAGTCCTCGCGATAACGCAAGAGGAGTATTTTTACCTACATTTCGTTCATAAATTTCTGCATAATTACCAACTTGTTTGATAACTTCATATGCCCATTCTGATTTTAACCCTAACTTAGCTCCAAGATGAGGATGATCAATTCCATTTATTTCGCCCATAAATCTTTGGATCATTGGATCTATATGATTTTTAAAATCATCAATATTTTTTGAAGTAATACCATACTCTTCTGCTACGAATAAAACGTAAATTGTCCATCGAATAATATCAGACCATTGCTGGTCTCCATATTTTGTTACTGGACCAAGAGGTTCTTTTGAAATAATTTCCGGAAGAATTATATGTTGTTCCGGGTGTTTAAAACTTAATCTATTAGAAGCTAATGCAGAACGATCTGTACCATACATATCACATTTACGATCTATGTAATAATCTTTAGGCTTATCACCTACTGGTACTTCAACAGGAATATAATGAAGAAAATGTTTTTTAAAAAAATCTTTAATATTTTTTGCAGCTGTCCCATGTGTACTATAACATATTCTTGCACCAACCATTTGTTTTGCTGAAGATACCCCAAGAGTTTTTCGAACAATAAACCCTTGACCATCATAATAAGTGGTAGGTAAAAATTCTAATTTTTTAAGAACATTTCTAGTATAGGTATATGTAGTATTAGCAGATAATATATCTATAGTACCATCAATTAAATAACTAAATCTAGTTTTACCATCCACCACTTCAAACTCGATCGATTCTTTATTAAGAAATACTGCTGTTGCAACAGCTCGACAAATATCAATATCAAAACCTACAAACTCTAATCGACCTGACTCCGGATTCCAAATCTCTTCACCAAAACCAGGAAACGCATCTTTGCCACCACATATTAAGTGACCACGTGCTACTACACGTTTAAATGTTGAACCATAAGTGGGATTGTATTCAGGTAGGATAATTTCAACAGTATCTTTTTGTGGATTGCGTTCTTCATTTGGATTGCCTTCGGCTGGAGAACCTACTACGGTCAGCCAAAAAACCCACACTAAAGCAACTATAGTTTTTCCAATAGGTATCCACATTACTGCAAAGCTCGATAAATTGTTAGAAGTTCATCGTCTGCTATTGGAGTAGGCATAGTATAAAATCGTTGATGACCAACCAACATATATGCTTTAATATCAGAAAAACTAGGATACTTGGTAAGTAAATTATGAAGTAAATAATCAGGACTTAAATGACATGAAGCACATTGATTATCTTTAGCAAACACTCTGGTAGCCTTTTTAAATCTTTCTGATTGTACCAATACAGAATTAAGATCTTTTTCCATCCATGTTACTCTTTCATCTATATCTGGAATTATCAAAAAAATTAAATAAATCAATAATCCAATAATAACATATATCCATATTTTACTAGAAACTACTAAATCTTTAGTTTCTATTTCAATTTCTTTTACCGGCTCAAATTTTCCTTCTGTTTGTCTTTCTTCGTCTTTGTGTTTTTGTGCCATCAATCAATCCTTTCTTTTGATACGCCTTTTAACTTTTTAGTGATTTCTGCTGTAAACCACTTTAATACAATTGGAATACTTATATTAGAAGTTAGTCCAAATAAATATCCTATTGGAAATTTATATGTATTATATGAAGCTAATTGAGGAACGTTTTCAAATACCAGCCATATTAAAATATAACCGGTAACGGACATACCCATATTAATAAAAAGATCAAATAATATTAAAATAATATTTTTTTGATACTTGTCTTTATTATCGTGTCTATAATTGAATAAAAATATGAACAACGAAGAGAATAATATAATTCCAAACATTGTCAAATTGACTGCACTAAAAAGTGAATCCATCAAATCTCCTTGGATTTCTGTTTCAGTAACTTCTGAAGATCAGCTGTGCTTCCTACAAATAGTGCATTTGTGACATTTTGAGGAGATCCTAATACTTCATCCGACATACTTTTTTTTGTTTTATGTAATCCCATTAATTCTTTACTGGCATTTGTTAACTTGTCAATAAACTGACCTACTACTTCATATGCTCTAGGATGTTCTGTTTCCCTAGCAACTTCAAGTAAGCCCTCCATGGCGTCAGACCCTCTCTCTATTATACTGTATATATTTTCACGTGCATACTGAAAATCAGTATCTGTATCATCATGTGTTTTATCAGGTGTCTTATATTTAACAGGTTGATTTTGAGGTACCGGTGCGATCTTAAATACTTCATCTAACTTTACATCTACTGATTTTGGATCAACCTGTTTATCAATCACTTTATAATTTTCCATTTTATCTTTACTCATTTGTACCACCGAATGATTGTATATCTAATGTACCACCGTATGTATCAATACCAGTAGCTGGATCCCATTCAAGACCTTCTGCAAAGAAATCCCTTGTTTCTGTTGGTTCGTAATCATCATCTCCTGGAGTCAATTCAGGGCCAATCGTAGTTGTATATCTTGACTTTACCAAGGCTGCATTAATATCTGTTCTTGTTGATTCTAACATAAATTTAGAATTATCTTCATTTAATAATTCATCCCTACCTTTTCCGAAACCAGTATCTGATTCTAATATAATTCTATCAATATCTATTGAATCTGGATCTCTATATGGTAATATATGAAAGTTAATAATTGATGTACGTATTAAACCTGTTGGTACGTTATCACTGCCGTCACCAAAACCTTTGCCTTTAATGTTTGGATACAAATAACCTTTAATTGTAAAATCTAAAGTCCAAACTATTGCTCTTCGTGATTGATAGTCCCCTTCATATGAATCTTCTAAATTAACACCATTTAAAACAATAGGAAGATCTATTTTAATTCCCATTGTTGGAAGAGCATTTATAGTTACTGTAAAATCCGGACTGAAAAATGGTAATATTTGTTCAACTATTTGTGTTCCATCATCTGCGTTCTTTACAAAACAAGACAGCGTAAAAGCATAATCATATGGAACTGGGCTTCTAACAACCCCTAACTGCCCTTTCCACATAGCTTTATTTTGGTTAAGGGGATGCAACATTCTCTCGGGACTGTATGACATGGAAGTCATTTCGAAGCCCATCCTCGGCAATTGCATCCCCACCTTTTTGTCTAGATTAGCATCACCTGTTATTCTGGTCATAAACTTTTGTTTAGGGCCATATGCTAAAGGAACTTTTAAAGTTTCGACAACATCCCCAGAACTATTTTTACGCATTACGTAAATGTCGTTAAAAATCGTTCCGAAAATTGAGACATATTTTCTTGTTAATCCGTGATACCAATACTGTCCTAACATTAAAAACTTCCTTCACTAAATGGATTTCCTTCACTAAAGTCTATAATACCATCAGCAACTGTTTGTATTGTCTGATTATTAGCAGTTGCATCACCAGCAAATTCTGTTGATGTAGCACCTAATGTTGCTGTCACTCCTGAAGTGCTGCCTGTAATTGTTTCAGTTGCACTAAAAGTACCAACAATATTTGTAACTCTTAAAATATTCCCTCCGGCTTCAGAGCTTTGAATTTGTAATATTTCTCCAGTTGCATATGAACTAGCACCAGTAATAGTTTCGTCTGTTGTAAAAATTCCTGAATTGGCCGAAAATGGATATTCTACTGAATATGCGTTTTCAACTTCTACTGCATCTATTGCAGTAACACCTGTATCAATATCTTCAGAACTATATTCAAACAATTCACAACTTAAATCATAAACTGGAAGTTTTCCTGCTTGATAGAAAACAGCTTGATGTTCCACAAATTGAATTTCAAATAACTTTTTGGTCATATCAAACCAAATTAAATCTCCTTCAAGTGGTCTAGAAGATAAACCTGTTCCCGCCCAAGTACGTCTTGCAACAGAAAAAGTTACTTGTTCTCTAATCTCTAATCCAAACCTACCAACAAATGCTCCTTCGCCTTCAAACCCATCCGTATTTTTAATATACATTTCTATAGGAACTGCTGAATTAAAAGATGAAGTAGGATCTTCACCGTATATATTATCTACATTATTTTTAGTTCTAGGCAAATAAGATACTTCATGGCCAAAAATATGCACAGCTTCTACCATTAAATCTTCAAGAAGATTTTGTTCATTTGTATGACTAAATTTTTGAAAATAATTACTTGTCGGCATCGTCAGCCTTTTCGTCCGTCACTCTAATTCTTAAAATCGATTTTCCATTAATAGTAATATCACCCTTTTCATTTTCACCAATTTCCTTTACTTCTATTCTTCTATTTTTAAATTTTCCACCAAGAACAATATCACCAACTTCTATAGGCAAATTAATTTCTTCATCAAATGATAATATTTTTCCTTTGTTTCTAGGATCAAGTTTAATATTTCTAATACCAAATCTCATTTGCAAATTTTTCTTTTTCGTATCATCAGAGGCCATGTGATCAAGATCATCCCAATAGTGTTGCATTTGGGTAATTTTTTGTCTTTTCCTCATGAGATTTTCATCAACAAATTTTTTAAAAGATTTCATTTTGCTTTGAGTTCTTGTTGTTCTTGAGTGCTTAAACCTAATTTTTTCCATTTATCTTTTTTATCTTTTAATTCTTTTGATCTAATATCTGGAGCAAGTTGGGCGCTTTTAGGTTTTTCTGGTTCCGAACAACGTGCTTTAAGAGCTGGATTTTTAACTCCGCCAGGAACATCACAGAACTCAGGTCTTTCTATAAAAGTTTTAAATGTTTTCATTTTATCCTACTATAAAATCGTCAGGTAATTGATACTTAGTATAAATTTCATCATCTAACATTTGTATTTCTGTGGTTGCATCATCAAAAATTTGTCTACCATTTAATGTTGTTCCACCGGGTAATTGCATACCTTCGTACTTTAATAAATTAGATCCCCATTGTCTTTTAAATATTGCTGTTACATATTTCTTTAACCAAAGATCATTATATGCATCAGTTAAGTCTTCTGGATCTACAGCTTTATAACATTCAAATAATAAGTATTTGTTAACAGTTAATTCTTTATCCCAATCAATATCAAGATAAATTTTATCTGAATGTCTATTAAATCTAAATGAGGGTGATTGATTAAATAAATTTTCTATCAAACTTAAATGTTGCATTGCCATAGTATAGCCCGAAAGCTGTTGTTTGCTCAAATCAAATATATCATTTAATCTTAATTGATATCTTACATCAAACATATTAATATTTCCAGATGTTGAATCTATAGGAAATACTCCAATAATGCTTTTAATAGCTTCACCAACTGATATGTATTCATTAGTAATATCAGTTGCTGTTA